AGCCTTCACGCTTTTAGCCGGAACGCCAGTTGAAAACAGTATTCGCTTTTGTCCATTTTGCGGCGATGAAGTTTTGCAGACAGTGAGCGCAATCTAACACCGGCTTGCACGCCGACTGTCTATCGTAGCGTCGATTATCGTAGTGGCTCGGCCATCGCCAGCGGGTGAAGCCGAGACCGTTCGACCCGAATACCTACGGTGGGTTGGTGCAATTCATCCGCGACGATGAATTGATGCTGCCCCTGAATCGGCCAGGCTACAAGGCGTGGAAAGAAGAGATCAACGCCAAGATCGATCGCGGCTCGCGGGTGGTGATCTGTCCGTCGTATGTTCGATATGACAGCAAGATCGAAGAGCAGACGGTCGTGTATCACCGCGAGCATTGTTACCCGCCGCGCCCGCGCAATGGCGTCTACACGGTGCAGCGCGTGTTGGAGAAGTCCGATTATCATTCGCGCCGCTTTGTGATCTATCACAATCCACAAGACGAAGTTTACGGCAATTGGTATCAGGACTCGCATACTCGCAAGCGCTCGATCGGCTATTACGTCTACGAACGCGACTGGTGGGTGTTGAACTACGATCGCATTTCGATCGACGATCTGGACTATTACATCGGATCACGCTTTGAGCGTGACGAATATCTCGACATTCTGCCACTGCTCTATACGCTGCGGCAGCATCGCTTGCAAGAAATCGAATGGGAAAAGAACTTCGTAAAATTGATCGGCAGCCGTCTGGCTTGCGACGAGGCGATCGTCTGGAAGGCGGTCAACTGGTGGAAGTTCAAAACATTAGTCAAGCGGCCAGTGACTTCCGATGAGCCGAAGGCGCTGCGCATGATCGAACAGAAAATCAAACAGATCCAAAAGAGAGGTGAATAAGAATGTTGAGCAATGACTTGATGATGTTAGGCTTTACCGGCTTGATGCTGCTGGCCGCGTTCATGGGCATCTTGTTCGGCTGGTTTACGGCGGGTCGGTTTCATCGTTGGCGTGGCCGCAAAGTTTTGAACGAAGGTTCGGCTGATGATTTGAAGGAGCGCATTGAAATGCGGCGGGCGCTGCTCGGGCTGATTTATGAAAGAGCACACCCCGATCGAATACCGGCGAACAGTTTAATTCCACACTTGCACGACAGCACGCTGCGCCAATCGCTGCGGGCGATTCTCGATGAAGTGTGGCAAGACGAAATTCAATCGGAGGATTGAACATGATGCAAAGACCCCTATGCTTAAAATGCAATGTGGAAATGAAGCCAAAGAAAAACGGCGTGATGGTGGCGGAAACGGCCGGAGATTCATTGGCTGGCACGCTTCACTTCTATTGTTTGACGGCTGCCGACTTGCTGGAATGTCCGGTGTGCGGTTATGAGATCGTCGCCAATTATGCATCTCGACCGGCCTATCACGACGTCGGCGATCGAGCGCTGGAAGGCGTTGTCCGAAATTTACTCGATCACGATGTTCCGATCTATCTGTGCCATGAAATCAAAACGGCCCGCTTGATCGGGCTTGACTGGCCGGACTCGTTGCTGCCGTTGAAGGTGTGCAACAGATCGTATGACTGTCGCGCAGAAAAAGAAGGGCCGACAAATGCGCACGGTTCACTGGACGAGACGCTGACACATCATCGCTATCACTGCCCGCGCTGCGACGTGCATCTCACCTCGTTGTTGTTGTGCTCCGGCTGCGGCACGCGCTATCGAATCGCTAAGCCGGTCGAGGAGCAAAGATGAGCGGCGATCGACCGTATGCCCCGCTAAAAGTGCGTGACGCAATTGAGCAACGCGACAGCAAGAGGCCGTATCAGCCGATCGATCGAGACACCCAACAAAAAGTAGTGACGGCCTTTCATGTGCCGCTGCCGGGCAATCGCGGACCGAAAGGCTATTGCACCGATAAGCAGCGCTATGATATTACGGCTTTCTTATGCGGTGGCAATGGGAGCAGCAAAAACATAAGTGAGGCGCAAGGTGTGGCGTTGATTGAGTGGTTAGCCAAGCCGGAGTTGGCCGCGCTGGAAATGTTAGCCATTCTCGACTTTGTGCAGACTGTCGCCAGTGCAGGCGCGTGGCCGACTGAGCCGCCGTTGCCGTTGGGAGCAGACGATGATCTATCTTAAATGCACTTGCCCGTTTTTAATCAGCAACGGGGTTGATGATCCACACCTGCCCGATTGTCCGCAGAGCCGCAACTATCAAGCCGCAACTCAAGCGTCAGTCGAGCAACCAACGCAATTACCTTTGTTGCAAGGAGCAGATGATGAGCAAGTCTAAAAACAAGCCGATGCCGATTGAACCGAAGGCTGCCGCTAAAGAGATCATCAACATCTTGGGAAGAATTTTGTCCAGCGGCCATCGCCCTAGCGAAATCTTTGACGACTGGATTGAGCAAGTGCAAGCCAGTCTCAAGCGGCTGCCGCATTTGGCTCAAGCGTCAGCGGAAGGCAAGTCGCTGCCACCTGACCCGCCCGATATACAAAAGATGTTCGAGCGAATGCACAGTAAATATACGCCAGTGTGTCACGAGACGTTTAGCAAGGCGCTGGCTCAATTAGTCATTGCAGCGGAGGCCAGTTGGGAAGACATCTTAGGCGATGTCTATATGCAGTGGGGCGCACCGTCGAACGGCCTCGGTCAATTCTTTACGCCGTGGTCAGTGGCCTCGATGATGGCGCACATGACGATGGGCGACATCGAGCAGCAAATCCATGAGCGCATCAAAGCCGCTGCAACGAAAACGATCGTCGGCCAAGCCTTACTGATGAGCAGTTTGATCATCGATACACCCGCAGACGCGCAGGAATTTTTCTTCACGCGCTTGCTGCCGGCCGTGCTTCAAGACGTGGAGCCGATTACGATCTGCGATCCAACGGTGGGCAGTGGGGTGATGTTGTTAGCCGCGGCGGAATGTGTGCCAACCTGGGCGCTGCAATTGGGCTTGGTGCAATTCTTTGGCATGGACATTGATCAGACGTGTGTCACGATGGCGAAGATCAACGTCATGCTTCACGGCTTGAACGGCTACGGGCTGGAATGCGCCGATGCACTGACGAACCCGTTGCTGCTGGCAATGCCGATCGCTGAGGAAGTTTACGCGCCGCTGAAAGATGCGCCGGTGGAAGTGAAGCAAGAAGTTTCGCGCCAATTGCGAACCGGCCAATACCAAATGAATTTGTTCGAGACGGAGGCAAAGACCTAATGGCAAGTAGTCAAATCGTCCGATATAATCGGCATGAATTTGATCTGCGCGAAACCGATCAAGTCAAGGCCCTGACCAACTCGTTGCGCACGTCGTTGAAATTTCCTGAGAAATTGGATCAGTTTATCGAATCCTCAGCGGCGGAGCGCGACCGCATGAAGTGGCAAATGGCGCGAGCGCTGGTCAAATATCTCGACGCCTTCCCGAAGAACCTGCGCTCGATCGTGCGACCATTGATCGTGGAGCACTACGCGCCGATCATGCGCAACGAAGAAACAACGGTGCGCGAAATGCTCCACACCGCCGAGGTCATCCCGATCGGGCTGGAGCAAGACGATCGCTTGTCGATGTTAGGCTTCTCGCACTGGACACGGTTGGCCCGCGTCGGGGATGTCAAACTTATCAAGCAGATGCTCGATCAAATTGTTCGAGAAGCCAGCGAAGCCACGCGCATTACATGCGAGTATATCGATCGCCTAAACATCTCGAACAAATTGCAAAGTGAAGGCTTCGGCAAGCCGGAGATCAACGCGCTGCTGCCGACGCTGGCACCGGCGCAGCCGTCCCACAGTCGTATTCAAGGTCAGGTCGAAGTTTATCAAAACGGTCAAGGGCCGCGCAAAGTGATTTGGTTGCCGGTCGATGATCTACAATTTGCCGAAGGCGATCAAGTGATCGTCATTCGGCGCAAAGTGAGCGAGGAATAACATGGCAGAAAATAAATTGCCTTTGCAGGTGTGGTTTGACGATCACGATTGGGTCGTGGCGGAGACTGCGGCCGATGCTACCGACATCATGCACGAAGTCTACGGCAATGACAGTTCGGCGCAGCCGGAAGATTTCAGTCAGTTAAGCAGCGACGAATCTATCTCGATCTTCGACGGCGAGACAGAAGAAACAGTCAAGCACACGGCCGCTGAATGGATTGCAAGCAATGGGCGAGGCTTACTGGCCTCGGTCGATTTCTAGGCGCAGAGATGAATACAGACGATCCGCAGATCAAAGAACTACAAGAACGCGCGGCGCAGCATCGAGCGCGAGCAGCCGCACTGCGCCAGCGACGCGAGCACCGCTTCGACAATGCGCCCGGCTCATTCGTGACTGGTAGCAGCGGCCGCCGTCGATCGGGACTTGCCAAGCGCAGCGAACGCGCAATGGCCGGCGCACTGAACGACAGTCGCAAGGCGAGCTGGCACGATGATCGAGCAGCGCATTTGGAATATCGAGTCAAGTGGCTGCTCGGCGAAGAACAACGATCAATCGATCGGCTTAAAGCGCAAGCCGATCAAAAAGCAAGCCGAGCAGCGGCTACCCGGCAACGGCGAGCGATGACTGCGCAAGAAAAATTGTTTGCCTATCACTGCGCCACAGGCTGGGCCTATGCTGATAAGAGCCGCTGGCAAGACAATGATTACACTTTGATCGCCATTCTCTTTGCCAGCGATTTGACGGTGAGTATTCACAATCCGTGCGCGCCTGACCTCATGGCTTTGATCGAGGCGGACATAGCGAAAATAAAAGCGCGAGTCGGTGAGAAGGTTGGGTATAACGGTGGCAGCACCTATTTTAGAATCGGTTACAAGTTGCCTGAATCAAAGGCACTGGACGAAGAAGAAGACCAACAATCTCGAAAGGCTGTGGAGGCATTGTATGCACAGATGGCTTGACTGGTATGTAGCCCTGTCGGCTTTGTTCGGAGGCGGAGCAGCGGCTTTCTTTATGCTCGGCGCAATTAGCGCAGCGACTTATCCAGTCGATGCCCTATTCTGCATCTTGGCCGCGCTGGTGCTATTGCTGCTCGTTGCGATCGGCGGCATTGGGCTGATCTTGATGAGAGTGGCGGGCTTGAACAATGATCGTTAACCCTAGCCCGCCGTTTGCGGTTGAGCATGTGCTGCCGATCATGCGCGATGAAAAGACGCAGACGCGGCGCGTAGTTTGGCCTCAATCGAGTTACGCGTCAGCCGATTGGAAACCGAAGCACGGCCCAGTTGGCACGCGCTGGTATCTGCGCGAAGCATTGGCGCGACACGACGGCGAGTCCGGTCGATGGATTTTGTACGCGGCCGATCACGCCTTCGCTAAAAACGACGCAGGTCAAGCGTTGTTAGGCGTTTGGGGGTCAAATGGAAAACACTTGTGAATGGGGTTATTTGGAAGATGACGATGTTTGGGAAACATCCTGCGATGAGATGCACTATCTCAATAGTGGTGATCCCGAAACAAATCGGTATAAGTTCTGTCCGTATTGTGGGCAACGCCTAACAATGCGTGCAGTGGACGCTGCGCCGATTGAGGCGGATGAAGAATAAAGTTATGGCGGCTTGCGCCACTAACGCAAGCCGAAATGGCGTTGGAAGAAAAGTAAACTGGCGTCGCTGTATATGCCAGCCAACTGCGCTCGAACGCGCCTGCTCGTCGTCGGGGTTCGAGTCGAACGCTTGCACGACCTCAGCGCAACGGATTGCCGCGCTGAGGGCTATAGCGCTCGAACCGATTACTTTTCGGAATGGGACAAGATGAACGCCGATCGCGGCCACGCGGCTGAAACAAATCCAGTGGTATGTGCTTATACGTTTCTGCGAGAGCGGCCAACTTTTGTTGAGCGCTGGCGGACAGAATCAGAAGCACTAGGCATTCCGCTTTATAATCGCGCGACGATCGCCCAAATGAAAAGCGGCAAGGCGCGAGTGTTTCGGCCTGGTCATATCAACCCTGATAATTTCTTGCCGGAACCGCAAGAGTTCGACACCTACTATGCGGCCTTCGATTACTTGCAAGCCTATCTGCTGGCCGTTAAGGAGAAGATGCAGCGATGAAAGTTCTATCTATTCAGCAGCCGTGGGCTTCTTTGATTATGGCCGGAGTGAAGCACGCCGAAACGCGATCGTGGTCAACGCTGCATCGCGGGGAGTTAGGCATCCACAGCAGCGCCTCGATCGCAGGCTACATGCGCAACATTTACGAAGAAGATAGTTTGTTCTGCGCGTTGCTCAAAGATATTGGCGTGCTGAAATGGCCTGACATTTTCAAATTGCCGTTAGGCAAATTGCTTGGCACCGTCAACCTGATCAATTGCGTCTCCACGACCAGCGGCGATCACTACTGGTCAACCGTTGAACGGGCGCTCGGAGATTTTTCGCGCGGGCGCTTCGCCTGGCTCTTTGACAAAGAGCGCACGGTGTACGCGCAACCGATTCCGCTGCGCGGTTCACTGAGTCTGTGGACTTATAATCCGCCGACTAGCGCGACAAATGAGGTTGATCTAACGTGCCGAAATTGATCGCCGTTCCAATCACACTCAGAGAAGCAAATAATTTTGTGTCTGAATACCACAGACACAATGGCCGTACAGCGCGTGACGGTGGAAAGTTTGCGATCGGCGCATCAACTGGAGCGGAATTAGTTGGAGTTGCAATAGTTGGTAACCCACTGTCTGCAACATATATGGACGGATTTACGGCAGAGGTTTTACGAGTTTGTGTTTCGCCCGCTTCACCAAAGGGTACAAACTCGTTTTTATATTCTCGATGCTGGAAAGCATATCGAGCGATGGGCGGATTAAGATTGATCACTTATACACTCACTTCTGAAAGTGGCGCATCATTGCGCGGCGCTGGCTGGACTGTTCTGCATAAAACACAAGGACATGATGCTTGGGCGGCTAAATCTCGAATGGATGGCAAAGAGCGCCAATGGCAAAGTGTTTACGGCCAGCAAAAGATATGCTGGATTGTTGAAGAGGTGAAACCATGAGACAAGAATCAGAGTTAGATAAATTCAAAGCCGCCCTTAAGATCATTGTAAATGCTCCAAAGGAAAAGAAGCGCAAACCAAAGAAACCGAATAAGAAAAAGCGAGTAACGAAATGAAGTTCAGATTCTTTTTCGCGTGGTTCGATTTCTGGATCGGATTCTATTATGACGTTGGACATCGAACCCTGTATATAAATCCGTTACCGATGTGCGTATTTCGGTTTGAGTTCACGGGAAAAATTGACGAATCGAAACACCGAACCGATCGCTAGTGGTTTATGCGTCAAGTATATTATTGCCCAATAATTCGCAGACTTATCCCAGTTGTGATAAGTCTGCGAATTTGGTATAATGCACAGCGGAGGCGCGCAAACTATGTTAGACGGTAACGATCGTCAAAGTGTTTTACCCGACTGGTAGCGCCGATCCCGCAAGGTGAATCGGCCTTTAGCAAAAACTGGTCGGTTCGCTATTATTCTTGAAATGAAAAGGCCGCGTTGATCATGATCAACGCGGCCTTTTTTGTTGTCTATTACACTTCAATCAACTTGCCGTCTGTTAAGAATCCGTGCCAACGATCGGGCTGGTCTTTCGCACCATGAACCAAGATCGACGGCGTGAGCGTCGGCACTTCTTTGTTGCCGTTCCACTGCCACACCGGATATTTTTTCGGCGCTAATTCTTTATCCAGATACAAGGCAGCCACCTCAAGCATTGCATCAGCGCCAAACCGGACAATAACCATTAAGCCGTTTAGATCGGTGTTCATGAAACACCAATCGCCTTTTGCGCCATTGGTGTTTAGATCGCCCCAATCTTTTCTTAACATCAGCAACCCGCACTCGGTAGCAACGCTGCAATTATCAACAAACACACTGCCAGCAGGATCAACGTGATGCCGAAAATAATCAAGCGGCGACGGCGGCGATCGATCCCTTGATCAAAGAACGGCTGCAATTTCGGCGGCACGGGATCGGGCATGTCAATCCTCCGGCACAGGTGCATTGAAATCCAACTCGATCGAGCCGTTGACCGCTTTCAACGTCATGCCGATCTCAGGATGTTCACGCAAATGCTTTTCGCGCTGCGGCCAGCGGGCCAACACATTCGCCGCTTGCTGCATATCTTTTATGAAATCGGGGTCGCGCAATTGCAAGGCGTCGCGCACGGTTTGACTCAACGGCACGACGAGCTGCGCATAGGGCTCAGGCTGTGAAGCAACGCGGGCGGAAATAAAACGCGGGTCTTCGATCGAGGCATTCATTATTCGACTCCTGTCACTTGAGGGTAGGATTGCAATTTACACCGATTTCGGTCCACAGATGATCGGGGGATGAAAAAGTATAACTCACTTTCAGATTGTCTTTCAGATGCGATAAGTCATTGTCTAGCCGCAGGGCTGATGGCAGCCAACGCCCGATCAAATCGTTCCAAGTGCCGACGTATAGGCAAGGCGGATAGGTCTTCCCCCCGTCTGCGATTGACCACTGGACTGCATCAACAAAAACCTGCTTAACTGATTCAGTCTGTGTCACATTCCTATTTCCGTACCAAACGCTTTCGAGATAACTATTGCCGCTCGATGCACACTTGGTCAGCCTGGCCGTATAGAGAATTTCTGATGCGACGAAACGATAGGCCGACGTGTCGCTGATGACTTCGGCTTCGCCTTGCAGAATCCTCGCCATTCTGGTTAGACAGCCATTGATCTTGAGATCATCAGGAATATCCAGCGCGGGCAAGTTGGCATTTTCAGGCGTCGGCGCCGGTAAGGCTATCGAGGCAACTTCGATCGGTGTCGCGGTAACGATCGGCGTCACCTTTATAATCGGAGCCGAATCACTCTTTTTGATTTCGGCAACGGCGGCAGATGGCGTCACCAGCACCGCCGAATGTGCGGCGACTGGAAAGAACACAGACAGCCCAAAGATAGACACAGCAGCAATCGCCAATATCGCCACCAGAAGCGGAATGATGTTGAGGCTGATCTTTTCTTTGGCCTGCGTCGCGCTGCGATCGGTTCGAGCGCGCCACTCTGTTATCTTTCGATCGGTTTTGGCGGCACGATACGGATCGATTGAAGGATCGGCGGGTACGGCATGGGTAAGTCGATCGAGGGGTTGAAGCATAAGGAAAGTGTATCACTGTTTTACTCGCTTGATTCGCCGTCTAACATTTTCTAATCTTTCCAGTTATGTCATACTTAAAAGGGCGCGAAGATCATACGATCTTCGCGCCCTCTTTTTGTTGTTTTGAGCGGGTCGCGCTGCTATCTGCGGCAGCCCACTGCTCGGGTGTGTTTGCACTGCTAAAACACACCCGCAAGCAGACTTGCAGGCATTCATGTAGTCTTTATCGTTTTGGCTGGAATAGCCTCGTCTTGCATGGCTTCCGATTCGGCTTTAATCAGGGTCAGCGCTGCCGCTTGCTTGACAGCGGCCGCTTGAATCCCCGCGTCCTCTTTAGCGAAGGTATAGATCACTAGCACGACGATCGGCTGCAATGCGCCAATGGCAAACTTGACTGACTCGACTAAATCCGCCGTGCCGGATTTGGCGACGAAATAAGACACGAGGCTGATCGCATCGTTCACCAGCAGGGTGAGGAACTTGCGCGAATGCAGCAAGCTGACGATCACTGAACCGATCGAGCCTTCGAAGGCGTCTACGTCGCCGCTGGCAACATTCTCAATCGAGACGGCATAGATCAACACCAAGAAAGTTGGCTGCAAGGCAGCGATGAGAAAATTAACATCGGCCTGCAACTCGATCGAACCAGACTTGCCGACGACGAACAGCGCGATCGAGATAATCAGATCGAGCAACATCAGCAAAAACTTTTGGGAGCGAAGCAGTAAACCGAACGTCGATATTTTTTGGGTGTTCTTTTGAGTGTTCATGGTTCTCCTGTTTTAGATAAGCGTCAAGTATTCGCGTGACTTAATCTTGAAATTTCTTCATCGCGTGCGCGGATGATCTCGCCTAGCCTAACAATTTCAAGTCCCAGTCGCGTCACTTCATTACGACTTTCTTGCAACTTAGTTGACAGTTCAGAAATGCTTTTGGCGTGTGCACGAATCTCAATGCCCAGCGCCTCGGTGTCGCTGAGGTAGTTTGCCGCCAGCGCCTCATTTTCTTTCTTATACTCTTTCGCGTCAAGCAGAATGGAAGCCCGCAGCGACTCATTGTCCTTGCGGTACTCTTCAATTTGATCGGATAAATGCTCAGCCGTTTCAGTCAGTGTCTTGATCGCCATAGCATTGTTAAGATTACCTTGAGATCGATCGACGCCCGGTTTATTGCGAGCATTGATCTGCCCCCAAATGGCGGCCAGAGCTGTGATGAAGCTGCCGATTGCTACCAGTGCAACAAGATCGATGTTCATGATTGATTCCTGAAAATCAAAAGGTATAAATTTGTTAGCGCCATCAGCGAGTAAACCGGCACGGCGGTTACATTTGCGTTTGCAATGGTAATCGTGACTGCGACGCATATCCAAAAAAACGCAGATAGGGCCAGGCTCACCTTCCTGACTACCTTGAAGCCGTAAGCAACACTCAAGAATGATAGTAAGCCCGCAAACGCTCCCAGACTGCCCCAGACGATCTCGCTATCGGCGGGTGTTGTCATTAGCTGACGCATAATGGCAAATGAACTAGACTCAAAAGTGTTCCACCACGGCGATAGAATCCACATGCTGAATAGCGTCAAGATCAACGCTAGAAATAATTCTAGCGCTGACACCTCGGATTGACTAAGGATGTATTTTAAGTTGTGCTTCATACCGCCTCGATGAAACTGCGTATAGCCCGCAAAATCGCGGGCTGATTCTGCAATGCCCAGTCGTCGTCTTGCCAGCGATAGAATGCCACGCCCGCGATCGGTTGATGCGCTTGATCGATATTCCATTGATGCAGGTATTTGACGCAGTGATCAATCCAAACCGCCCCGGTGTCTTTCGACCAGCCTAACTTCGTTGAGTTGTCCAACCGCTGCGGGTTGGCCTCGGTAATATAGACCGGCAGATGCTTGAAGCGCAGCGGCACTTCGGCGAGTGCGGTTTCTACCGCGCGGAAGTGCAGGAACTGCCAGCGCAGCGGATCGTCGCTGAACTTGGCATCGGACGTGATCAAAGTCGGGACGTTGGCTTGCGTCTTGCTGTGCAAGAACAGCGCACCGGCTCCGCTGATGCCGGTCAATATCTTCCGCCACCAGATTCGATTATCGGCTGGACACGCGGCTGGCAGCCACGCAAACTGCGGCCCGAAATAAGGATCAAGCGGTGCGGGTCCAAAAGCAACCGCGCGGGTCAGGGCTGCCCACACTCGATTGTAGGAAGCAATATAACTTTCGGGCGTGATCGGTTGAATGTCCGCGCCTGGCTTGCCTATATCCGAATCGAAGCCCGGCCATTCTTGCGGGTTGTTAATCTCGTTGCCGTAGATAAACGCCGCCGCGCCGGACGCGGGGTTGGCGTTGATCGTCTTGACGATCGCTTGTTCGAAGGCCGCTAGCCGATTCGGGGGCGGCAACGTGCCTGTGCCGTCGGCATAACCGTAGCCGAGTCGAACGACAACCTTGATTCCGGCTTGGGCGAATTTTGAAAAGTCTAGCGCAACCGGTTGATCGCTCACCTGCACCAGCGCCACGCACAACCCTTTCAAGTTGTTCTGCTGCATCCAGTCGCCACCGGCTGCATCATGCACGCCAATCAACAGCGGCGCAGCGAGGGGCTGAGGCGGTGTAATCGGCACAGGCTTTTGAATCTCCATGATCGACATGGGATCGATGACATCGGCCACAGAATAACCGCTCAAGCCATGACCGAGGGCTTGGATATTCAAATGCAAATGAACCGCAGTGGTGCCAGTCAGTCCGGCTACACCGATATGCTGGCCGCGCTTAACGACTTGCCCGACCCTCACGTTGAAACTATTGAGATGGCAGTACCATGAGCGCCAAACTCGATCGGCGACCCGATGCTCGATGATCACATGCTGACCATAGTTTAGCGCTGGCGGTGACGCAAATCTGTCTGTCGCCAAAACGACCGTGCCATCGGCCACAGCGTAAACCGGCACGCTGGCGTGTTTCACATCGTCAAAGGCATCGAAGTCCGTGCCTTCGTGTAAGTGATTGGCATACGCGGCCGGTGCGTTGAAAGGATTGGTCACGCGCAGCGGGATCGTCTCGATCGGCGACGAGATCACAAACGGAACAGGGGCGGGCGGCGGCTGAACCGTTGAGCCAAATTCTCTGAACTCGATATTGCGCACGCCGCGCGCCCGCAGCCAAGTCTCGATGTTGTCCGTCCAGCCTGATCGCTTGTAGACCACGACCAAACTGTCGCTGCCTACTTTGGCCGAAGTGTTAATCACCACGGCATCATCAGCGCTTTGAGAGGCGGTGCCTTTGACTTTATCGCGCAGCGCGTCAAACTCTTTGACTTCGGCCTCGGTCAATTTCTGCGGAGCGAGATAGAAGATGGAGCGATACAAAGTGGAGGCCGGACTTGGAATCGGCGCAGGCACAGGCACGGTCACGGGTTGCTTGATGATTGCGGCGGCATACGCTGGCAGAATGGCTTTCAAGTTGGATTCCGAGCCGCCTAACTGAAAGCCGCACGCGCCGATCACATCAGCGTCGAGAATCAACTGGCTGTCGTATTTAACCATGCTGTCGATCCACTGCGAGCCGTTAGACGTGCCACCTGTGCCGAAACCATTGCCCGATGAAGCCTCGCTAATGATGATCGGTAACTGTGCATCGATCGGCAGCGCAGCCTTGATTTGTCGATAGCGCAGCGCGTTGTCAAAGTCGAGGCGCGGATCAGCATCTTCCCAATAGGCATGCAGCGACAAAATCGCCCCCAACTCTTTGGCGCGACGCAGCGAAGGCAGCAAGTAGGGCAGGACGGATATTTCCGGCGCGCCGGTCGTGAATGATCCGTAAGCCAGTTTGAAACCGTTTTGATAGGCGATTTCAAGCGCGGTCAGCATCCACACGTTAAACCATTCGGCTTTGGCCGGAACATCCGGCACAGGTTCATTCAACGGATCAAACCAATCAGCCGGATTCAAGCGCCAGTTTTGCATGAGCGTTCGCTTGTGCGAGTCGCGTGTCTTGGTCATCCACTCAAGGCAATTGGCAACGGGATCGCCTTCGAGAAAACCGGGCGGTGTCCGATTGAACTCATCGGTTTGATAACGATATACCCATTTAGTCGTTGGGCTGAATTGGGCAATGTCGCCGCTGATGTCTTCATCGACGGAGTAGATGATGCCGATCGGCCTTCCGCCGTTGGCACACGCTGCCAGCCAGTCTCCGAACCCGTCGCGCTTGCCGCTTGAAATATGGACGCTGAGTTTGCTCATGGTGCTCCGGTTGCCGCTTTACTTTTCTTTGGTGTGTGCGGCCTTGGGTGTGACAATCTCGAAATCGACCAGCACTTCTTGATTGGCATTTTCGGTCATGAACATTGGTGTAGTGAGGCCGCCAAGGTGAATATCCCGCTATTGTTGCCAGCGGCGGCCATGCCTAATGTTTCTTTCGCGTCTTGCACCAGCGACAGATTGGCACTATAGATAAACGGATTGGTGTCTTTGTCGGCGTTGGTGTTCGGTGTGCGCGAAACAGCGGTGACTTTGAATTTTGCTTGCATGATATATTCTCCTGTGAAAAATTAAGGACGCCTCGCGCTTCGCCGCGCGGCAGCGGGTTGTGCTTTCGGTTGATCCACTACCTGCACGTCTTCGGATTCAAAGACGATGCCTAGCTGCTCATAGAGATCGGCAATCTCTTTTCGCATTTGAAGCCATTGACCTTTCGGCCACACATATTCTTTGACGAGGCCGATTAGAAATTCGACCAAGTTGCGGTCCTTGATCTCTACCTTGAAGCGGTGTTCCTTGTCTTTCCACGAATACGCGGTGATGTCACGCCCATCGGTGAGACGGGTTTCAGTTTGAGACCACCCGACCAAATCCCGATCCCGATCACTGAGTTCAATCAAATCCAGCAATCGACTGGCCTTGTGCATGATACGGGCGGACGGTGCAATGTCGCCAACAATCGTAGCCAGGTTCACGCGCTGCCAAGTATTCAAAAGCAATTCCATTATTTTCCCTCACTGAAATTTAGGATAGACTGCCGCTTAGATTCTATGCCTAATTCTGTGCGGTGTCAATCGGCTGGTTACGAACCCAAATTCCACACCCTCACCGTGCAATGCCAGGTCACGTTGTTGTTAAGCGCCCCAGTAATTCTTACCCGCGCCGTCGCCCCCGTCACATCGATCGTAGCATCCCAACCCGCCTGACTTTCTCCGAGAACGGTGGTTGTTGCCGAACCAACAATTGCCGTAGTCGGCGTACTGTTGCACTTGATAACGGCATAGACCACATATCCGGCGCTGTCATTGGGTGCGCCACTACTGCCGCCAGTTCTGCGCGCGGTTATCACTGCTTCAATTACACACGTCGTTGATGCGGCCACAGTGACAGTATGAAGCGTTGTTACAGTGGCATCGGTGGTCGCCGCCCGATTCTGGTAGATGTTCTCAGTTGGATCATCATTGGTTGCCGTTGAAATATAAGTTTGAACAGCATTCCCCAGTGTGTCTTGCTGCACCTTGATCTCGCCGGTGCCTGCGCCAGTGGCTGAGCCGATATTAAGGCCACCCGTAATAATGCTGCTGCCTCGGACATCGAGCATTGCCGCTGGTGTGTCGAGTGCACCAATAACCAACCCGTCAAAAGTGCCTGCACTGGAATACAATTGTGCGCGGCTAGTGCTTGACCCGTTGCTGGTAAGATTAAAAAATGCTTGCACCGTTCCAGTTATATTCGTGGTTTCAATAACAACGGTGGCAGATTCGGTAGCGGTCTTACTTAGTGCTTCAATAACTATCTGCGCATTTGTTCCGGCATACGTTGTCAGTACACGACTTATATTCACTCCCCCATTGAACCAATGGACACCGTGAGTTGTTCCAGTTGCCGATGTAGCCGCGATTGATATTCCGGTAGAGTTCAGCGTAACATCTCCGCCACCTGCCGAGATTGAACCATCCGTATCCACATACGCCTGCACCGTCGTATTCCCTCGAAACTCCAACCGGTTATTCGACGTATTCCAATAAGCATTTCCTTTCGATGCACCCACCACGCCCAGCGTCACATTGCCGCTTGTATCGACCGAAAAGTAAGTAGCGTCCACCGCGCCAGCCGATCGCGCAATAATGCTGATTGCACCGGCTGACACCTCCACGCGGCTTTGCGAATTTGCCACTTGCCCGACGATCACTTTGCCGCTCGTGTCCAGTTGCATATTGACCGTCGTATTGGTGCGGAACTGCGCCGCGCCGGCCGTGATCAAAATGTTGGACAACGACGCCCCCACCGCGCCGATGGTGATCACGCCCGCCGTGCTCATACTCATCTGCGTCGTATCCACCCCGCCGCCGCTGCGTGAAATGAAATTGACTGCGCCGGCTGTAATCTCAACCCGACTCAGTGAATTGGCGACTGTGCCCACCACAATGTTGCCGCTGGTGTCCAATGACAAATTAACGGTGGTGTTCGTGCGCAACTGCACCGCGCCCGCCGTGATGTATACATTGCTCAGTGATGCGCCGACTGCACCGACAGTGATGTTCCCGCTGCCGTCCCACTGGCCGATCGTGGTGACGTTGTTAATAATCCGCAGCCCGTTCGTCGTGTCGAGCGTGATCGACGTTTGACCCGCTACTCCATACGAACCAAACCCTACGCCATAAGTATTTACGACATAGCCATAAGCCCCGTTTAAGTTACCGAGCCGCGTCAGCAAGGTCGTCGTGCTCCACGGTGAACCGGCATGCGTGCCCATCGAGATATTCGGCGCAGAGCCAATCGTTCCATCGCTGCTCAACGAAATCCAAGATGAGCCACTTGCGCCGTAATCCACCACTGCCGCACCTGCGGGAAAAGTCGCTGAACTGCCATTCATCAACGAGACATTGTAGGTGTAATACGTCACGCCGTTGCTGGTATTGATCGCATTGTCCACGCGCAACCAATTGTCTACCACGGCTGAACCGGTGAACGCCTTGAGGCGCAGAATATCACCGGCTGCGAATAAAGGCAGATGACCAGTTGGTGAATCTTTCACTTGAATCTGAGCGCCCGAACCATCTTGTAATGAACCAAGCCAGCGATGCTCGTTGTTCGTTCCACGCGGCCAGATCGTCAGGTTGTCAAATGTGTTGCTGGTATTAGTGCTATACAGGCCATGCAATGTGTAAGTCGAAGCAGGCACAGTGACAACGCCGAGCGCGACCTTAACATTATTGTAATAAAGTAACCCATTGGTGCCGTCGATAATCAACCGCAGCACCGCTCCCGCACTGTAAGTGGCCGCCGCACTGATCAAATTGGTTGTGACGCCCGCGACCACCTTATCCAACTTCGCGTTCGTGCCATCATGATAGGCGATTAGATAGTTGCTTGTATCCTGCCAACGTGCCACGATCCCAGCCACGCCACCAGCACGAGTAACCGCCACATCAATAATCGCGTCAGCGCACAGTGAATTAACGGTCGCAAAGCCATTGCCGCCACTCAACGTTGGACAATAAGCTGCATTCGTTGAAATTCCCCATGTGCCAACTTGTGCCGTATAGGCCAGTGCACTGATTATCTGCGAGTCCGGCCCGCTCGTTTCGGTGCTCGTCAGAGTGACCGCGCTATTCGCGCGCGCGAACGTATCGTAGGCGCACGGCGCTGGAATATACAACTGAGTCGGGATTCGGAAATCATCAAAGGTCGCCACGCCGGTGTTGCCTTCATCCTGAATGGTTGGATACAAATTCGCAGTGCCCGCCGACGACACCCAAACCAATGACCAATTCGTGTAAATGCCACCTTTGATGAAATACCATGCACCTGTTGATCGCAACACGACTGCCATTTGATAATCTGTGCCCGAAGACAGATTTGCACCCACCGCCTTTCCCGACGAATTGTCGCGTATGCTTAGTCCACCGCCACCACCAGAATTTTGATAAATAGTCGCAATAGGTGAAGTCGATGCAGTTTGATCACTATCCCAACCCATTGAGAGTGATCCGGCTGTCGTGAAATTATAGGTTCCTAATATGGCCAAACCCGCTTGTCGCGTCCGCTGCGCATACCACAAACCGGTCACCGCTGAACCCGCTGCGATCGTGATCTTATTTGAAGCGATCGACAATCGGCTATTGGTGTCCACGACTACGCGCGTGCCGCCGCCCGGTTCTGCCGCAGTGCCGTTGACCGCACCCGCTGCCAAGTTAGTGGTGAATGAATCGCTGATGGTGTAAGCCGTGGCCGTGGTAACCGCTGCATACAAATTTCCTGCGGATAAAATCATAGCCGTGCCGCCAACCGCATGAATTTCACCGACCGTAAATACCGATGTGCGCATTTCGCCGCGCGCCGAAATGTTATTGAATTCCGCATTGCCAGTGTCGTTGATTGCCCAGCCGGTCAACCCTGATGTGAATGACGCGGATTGCACCGCATCACCAGCGCCAAAGGCCAACACATTCGCAGCCTTGCGATTGATGGCCGCATCCGTGCCAAACACCACATTCGCCGTCGCCCCCAGATTAACCGTCGCGCCGGCCGCGCCCATATTGATCGTCGTACTTGCACCGGCGAAATTCAAAGTGGTGACCGTGGTGTTTAAGAGTGCGACCGTGGTTTGTGTGGACGTAATCGCAGACGCACCTAATGCGAGCGTGGCATTATTGATCGTGGTTGTGCCCGTCGCCGCTCCCATGTTCAACGCCGTAGCCGCACCAGCGAAATTAACAGTCGTAGCCGTGGTATTCACCAAGGCGAAAGTCGTCGTGTTTGCCAGTAGGTTCACCAACGTCAGTTGTCCGCTTGCATCCGAAGCCAACAGCGAAGCCGCCGCGCCGGGATTACTGGACGAAGTAATTGCGTGGCTGTGCGTTGTGCCGCTCACGCTATTGGTCGTTGAAACGGTCAAGGTGGTCGGCGTGCCGACCGCGATCACCTTGCTGGTAATCGTCAACCCCGCACCCGCCACCGCATCGGCTAACATCAGACCCGTTGAAATCTGCAAGCCCGATGTCGCGGCAAGTCGAACTTGAATGCTGTCTGCATTGATCGTCATTGATGTATCAGCCGTCGCCACATCGATCGTCCGGTTAGCCGATAGATCACCGCCGCCCGTTAAGCCTGCCCCCGCCGTAATCGTAATCGCAGCGCGTGCAATCGTTGAATCGATCGCGTGGGTGTGATTAACCACCGTGAAATCATTGGTTGATGAAGCCGTGAGCGACCCCGCGCCTAATGAAATTGTGCCGGTAAGATCGGGCAAGGTGATGGTCTTGCCGCTGCTCGTCGGTGTCCACGTCAGTGTGCCGGTCACGCCGCCCGATTGCAGAATAATTTGATTTGTAGTCGAGGCTAATTTCAAATGTTGCAGCGTCAGATCACCGGAAGAATCCGAAGCCAACAATGAAGCCGCTGCGCCCGGCGCGCTGGATGAAGTAATCGCGTGACTATGAGTCGTGCCGCTGACGCTGTTGGTCGTGGCGACTGTTAAAGTGGTCGGCGTGCCGATAGCGATCACTTTACTCGTGATGGTCAGCCCGACACCGGCCACCGTATCAGCCAACATCAAACCCGATGAAATCTGCAAACCGGAGGTCGAGGCCAATCTGACTTGCATCGAATCCGCGTTGATCGTGAGTGAAGTATCAGCGGTGACCACATCTAATACACCCGCCGTGTGAGTGAGTCCGGCACCGGCGAGAGTTGAAATCGATCGCCACGTCGCTGTCCACGGCGTAGTGCTTGAGCCGATGTACCCGTAGTCTGCTGCGCCGGAAGTGATACCGATCGAATCCGCTGCGACCGTGATCAGTGTGCCTGCCCCCACATCGATCGTTCGGTTCGCCGACAGATCTCCGCCTCCGGTTAAACCTGCACCGGACGTAATAGTGATCGCACTCCGCGCGAGCGTGCTGTCGATCGCGTGCGTGTGCGTGGAAGTTGTAACTGAATTGGTGGAGATCGAAGTGATCGAGGAGGGCGTGCCTAGTTGCAAGCCGCTGGAGATCGTCATACCGCTATTCGTGTTCAGGTTCACACCAACGCCCGACCCATCGCTCGTGATCGAGGAGTCACGCGTCGTCACCCGCACGGCTTGATAGGCGACGCGAGTGCCGCTGCCATCGGCGGAAGCATATTGAAGATGATCGTCGGCATTGAGATCGGTCAGCAGACTATGATCGTTGGTGCCGCCGCCCTGGCTGCCGCCGCTGACCGACATCATCTTCAGCCCTTCGTAATTATCTTCGCCTCTGCCTAGTCTGCTCATGTGATCGTGTGCCTCATCACCAGCGTACCCATCGGGAATTCCGGCGTCGCTGGCCCCATCTCAACCTCTGCCACAAATTGAATTCGCGGATCGTCTTCATCATGCCCGCTGATCTGCGTCGGCCCCACCGGCGCATCATCCAGTTGCAAGTTGTAGCCCGGCACCACGAAATACGGTTCTAGTTCGCCGCCGCTGGCATCATAATAGCGGCCCTGCCGATAATGGTAAGCGATAGTCCCCGGCGCAGGCTGATAGTCGAATAGCCGGCCGCCGTACACGCCCCCGATCCATTTTTGACCCGTATCATCGCCCGCATCGATGATGTCATTGATCGCTTGCCACGCTCGAATCGGCGCGCGATCGTCCACCAGAAAATCGGTTGAATTGGTTTCGATTTTGCCCGCTGTCACAAATTCAGATTGAGCGATCAGCGTGCTGATATGGGCGCTCATGGTCGCTGTGCTGCCGGCTGCCAGACAATATTTGTTCGCCAGCGTCTGTGAATAACCGTGCCACAAAATCGACAGATGATCGGGCTGACCCTGCGCCAGGCTCATATCGAAAGTAGACAAATCATTGGGCGAGTGCGTGCGCGGCCATGCCGATTGCACCAGCAGTGTTTTGGCGCGAGCAATCGCTGCCGCCGCCGTGCTGCCCACCATCAGCGCGGCCAATTCAATTCGACCGAATTCACTCATCGAGCCGCTGTCGGTATACCAGCCCGTTTGCACACCGGGCAGCGGTTCATGGCGAGCCGTGAAGCCGTCACCATACACGCTGCCCGCCACGCTATCGGACAGTAATTTGATGTTGACCGTTCCACTGTAGGTGTTGCCAATGGGGATGCTGAATCTGATCCTATATTCACCGACCACTAAATAAGTCCCTTCCGAAGCCAGTGATGCGCCTGTATCCGATCGCTGCGCGCTCACCCGCCAAGCGCCGCTGACAATGTTCAGTTTGCCTTCGATGTTGTAAGTGCGTCCAGCCACCACCGTGATTGCGCCAATCAACGCGCCGCGCACCGTCGTATCCGCCACCACCACCTTGCCCGAATAAGTCCCTTCATTCACCCAATCCGTTGCTTGCGTGACGGTTGCCCCGTTGATCACCGTCCACGCCCCGGACTCGGCCCCGCCGTTCGTCAGCAGGTTGTCGAACAGCCGTGTGTAAATGGTTTTCGTCGCATTGTACACATTGATGATCGAGCGCGTGTACGTCACCCCGTCCAGTGTAAGATCGATCGAGGCTGCCAAGCCTTGCCACGTGATCAAGCCGCCGACTGTTTCTTTAATTTCACGCGCCAGCCCCTCCAAAAACATTTCCATCATTTCATCGCGAGTCCATCCGTGGCGCGGATCAGCCAGCAGGCTCTGGTCGTCGGACGTGCCCAGCCAGTAGCCGCCTTTGGCCCGAATCGAGCGCCGCCATGTCGGGCGCAGCGTCTCAGTCACGTCCCACAGCGGAGCGCCGCCACGCTTGATGGAATTGTGCAGAGTCAGCGCGTAATCTTGACTCATATTAAGTTTCGTTGCCGCGCAGTGTGCGCCAGCGCGGTATATAGGTGTAAGACATGTTGACCAGCTTACCCTTGACACTGCCGGCCGTCACGTCCTGCGCGGCCACCACCAAGACGGGGCTATCATCGTATGCCGGCAGCGCCCATTTGCCTGTCGGTTTGACGATTACAGAGTACAGAACGTTGCCACCTTCTTCAAATAAGGCGCCGAGGTCGTCCGTCACACGCTGAAAGACGTTAATTGATTTGCCGGTGGTCGTGACCCCGATCGGGGCGGATAACTTAACCATACCGTCGTCAACTGGAATGAGAATAAAACAGTCAACGTCGAGATAGCCAGCTCCGCTTAGCCGCTCGGCATCCAGCTGAATGGCGAAGTTTGTTAAAGTGTGCGTGGCATAGATGCGAGTCGGCGGAATAGACACATTCCCCACTTCGTACAGCCGCCAAGCAGTGCCGCTGACCACCTGCCGGGATCGAATGACGGGATTATAGAGAGTAATGCCCGGCGCGAAACCTGCTTCAATCCGGACCCGCGCCACACTAGCATCGCTCATTTTAGCGCGAAGCAAGACGGTGTAGCTTCCGCGCTGGTCTGCGTCGACCCCGGTTGAACCCCCTAACTGATTGATGCAGCGCGCCAGAAAAGTCGCTCCCGAAGCGAAAGTGCATTGCAGCTTATTGGTTCCGTAGGCTGTTCCGTCTGCCACTTGGGCCGTATCTGCGATAAGCGGCAAACCAGAATCGCCAATCGACCACACCGGCTGAAAATTAGCGGCCACTCCAAATCGATTGGTTTTCCAGCCCAGCCAATAATCAGACATCGGACTTACGGCATCCGGTGGCGTTAATGAAACCTTAGCAAGTCGGGCCGGCACATCGCCCCTAATCGTTTCACTCAACGTCGCCAGGCCGCCGATTGAATTGATATTCGTCTTGGCCGTCGTCGTCGGATAGGCATACGGGTCTTCCCACCACGGCGTTCGCTCGATCGCAACTTGATAATCTTCAACGTCACTATCCAATTGCGCTTCAAGCGCCTGCACGGCGATCGCTGTACCGCGAATCGATTTGACCATCGCCTGCCGTTCCAGCGTCTCGTTGTTCATCTTCACCCGCAGCCAGACTTGATAGCGCTCCACGCCCGGATTCTTCAGCCAATCATTCACCTGCCTGATCTTGGTGTCTAATGCTTGCACCTGCGTAGCCAGGTTGTCGCTCGACGAACCTTTGATTCTGAATGTGAACACTTCCTGCACGCTGGTGTCGCTATCGCTCGCGATCGCCTGCACCCAGCCGTCGCGCTTCAACACGAAGCCCGTGGCCGCGCCCAGCCCGCCCATCAGATCGAGCGAATCGATATCAGCGGCCATATCGTCCAGCCACACCAGTTTGATCGTTGCCGTCATATCAGCCGCCCATCCGCGCGTTCGAATAATCGATCAAGCGCCGCCGCTTCTGCTCATATACCTGCGCCAGCGCCAACCGATCGTTGATCACGATCGTGTCACCACCAAAACTATTCTGTGTCGAAGATGATTGACCGCCGCCCAATGCCAATTTCTCCATCGCTTGAATCAAGCGCATCGAATCGGAATTGGTCATCACGAAGCCGCGCTGCGATGGGAAAATCAACTCCGGCCCGCCTTCACCGACCAGCGACGGCCTGTACGCCTCCGCCACCCCGCCGAATTGATGCGGCGTCGCAGTGGGATCAACGCCTCCGTTCGGCGTCGGATCAACATGCACCGCATAATGAATCGTCCGCTCGATGTTCGGCAACTCCGATAATTTGGTGGTCAATAGAACCACTTTGCCCATTGTCGTTGTTGCGTGGCTGTCGATGCTGATGAGTCCGGCCACTGGCCCGCCGCCGCCTTTGCCGCCACGTCCGCCGCGTTCACCGGATGAATCGGTCTCGCCTGTTTCTTGAATTTTCAAACCGAGATTGCCCATCAGTCCGGTGGTGTTGTCAATGTGCGTTTGAACGCGCCCCAACGCCTCGCCGATGGCCGTTGCCAAGACCGGCGCAGTGGCTTGCCCGGTATGGTTCATCGACGCATCGACGTCTTGCATCCCCGCGTTCACGTGCGGCAGGGTAACGGTTGCGACTGTTGATAAGGCGCCGTCAGCGCCCAACGTCGCGTCTCGAATGCCCCACAGGGCCAACTGGAAATCTTTGCCGGATGAATTTGGATCAGCTAACACTTTTTGAAACTCGGCCGTATGGATCGCAGCGGTCAACTGACTTTGATCAAACAGGCCAAAAGTGTAATTGATATTGCTCATGCGGCTTTCAAAGTCGGCCGCAGAAATCGCGCCATCTGCGAATTGCTTTTGCACGATGTCATAGGCTTTACTGCCGGCCGCCTGCACGTCGGCCGCCTTCATGGCTTCGATGGTGTCTAAAATTGCCTGGCGTTGTTCCAGTTGCTTGACCGTCGCTCCGCCTAAAGCTGCGGCGTGCGAACCCAAAGCGGCGGTGAGGGAGGCTACTTTGTTTCTGGCGTCCGCCACCTTCACGGCGTAATCAGCATCCGTGTCGCCTTTCTTCCGTTCGGTCGTCGTTAAATCTTCAAGCGCTTGCGCCAACTTCGCCTCAGCTAAGGCGCGACCTTCAGTCGTGAACTTTTTATTTTGCGCAATGCCGATTTGAGCCGAGCCAGCGGCCGCGATCGTTGCTTCTATGTCGGCCAACTTCTTTTGCTCGGTCGCCATCTTGGAAGCTTGATCGGTATAAGCAATGGCAATATCGTAAGCCGTGGCAAAGATTGCGCCCTGGGCTTGCTGCGCAGCGGCATTCGCTTTCAGCGCGACCGTCATACTGTCATACTCGTTGACCGTGCCTGCAATGGCCCGCGCTTGCTGCTGAGCAATTCGGTTTGTTTCGTCCAGTGCGCCACCTAAGCCATAAGCGCCCTGCATGGCTTCGTATTGCGCTCGCGTGTAGAGATCGGTTTGCTTGGAAGCGTCATTCAGGATAACGATGTGATCGCCGATTTTTCGGTACACGACTGAATAACCGGCTGTGACTTTATCTAGCGAGCCGTCCAGTTCCAATTGTTTCTTGGTGGTGGCGTCGGTGATTTCGTTGAACTGCCCGGCGGCTACGCCTGTACTGACAATCCCGTTGGCATATTCGTCGTACGATTTTGAGGTCTTGAGGATTTGCTGCGCGTTGCCTTGAAAAGCCGAGGTCAGCCGATTGTTCCATGTAAATAGCAGATCCAGCGTGCCGAGTCCGGTGGTTAAGGTGTTGAAGAAATCGCCCAACACGGGCAGCAACCGATCGCCCAAGGCAATCTTGACGGCATCGAAAGAGGCTTCGGTTTTCTTGAGCTTGAAGTTGAAAGTGTCGCTGACGGTTGTAAAAGCCTTATCAGTTGCACCGGCAGCATGATTCATGGAGTCGAGCACCTGCGCGTAGGCTTCGCCTTGCGTTCCGGCTGTAGCGAGCACGCCGGTGAGGGCGCGGACATTTGGCACGATGTCGCCGAGCGTTTCAATGTTGCCTTGCGTGCGCTCCATCAAATCTTTTAGGGTGGTGAGCAGCCCTTTGTCTCGAATAGAGTTGCGGACTTCATCCGTAGACAAGCCCAATGAATGTAAAGTCTCCGTGGCTTGCCTGCTTGGATTGAGCAGGCTATTTAACACACCGCGCAGCGCGGTGGCCGCCTCATCGGCCGATAGACCGATGCGCGTCATGGTCGCCATGCTCGCGCCCACTTGCTCGAACGACACGCCTAAAGCCGACGCGATCGGCAGCACGCGACCGAGCGCACCAGCGAACGCTTCCGGCTCGCCTTTGCCTTCCTTGACGATCTGGATCAAGATGTCGGTGTAATGACCAGCCCGCTCAACAGGTTCTTGGTAAGCGTTCATCGCCGAGGTCAAGGCATCTGCGACAATTTTAGTTTGGCCCAATCCGGCAGCGCTGGCCTTCGCTGCTGCATTGAGAATGGTCAAGCCTTTAGCACCGGCATAGCCCGATGAAGCAATAAAATATAAACCGTTGGCAAGTTCCTGCGGAGCCTTGCCGGTGCGCACACCCATTTCGACAACGGCCTCCGTCATGCCGCCGATTTCAGCCTTGGAGGTATCCGTCAAGGCTTCGATGCGGTTCATGGCCGATTCGAAATCGGCCGCAGCCTTGACCGATTCCAGCAAGCCAACGGCAAAAGCCATGGCCGCGACTTTCGCTAAGCCTAAGGCAACTTGCAACGCCTGCGCCCCGCGCTCCGAGGCAGCCAGTTCGGCTTGCACTTGTTTCAAGCCTGAGGTGTAGGCTTGCACATCGCCTGTCTTGGTATATTCGGCGTTGAGTCTGTTAAGTGAAGTAGCCGCTTGCAGCGCGGACGGTGAAACCAAACGTGCCTGCAATAAAGAGGCTTCGGACGCTCTGGTATAAGTCTCCGTCGAAATGCGGCCCGCGTTCAGTTCTTCGCGCAGACCAATTTGAGATTGCTTGGTGACGTTGGCTAGACTGCTATTCTTGGTGAGCGATAGCGCGAGGGTGTTGTGCGCAATAGCCGACCTCACCGCTGCGGCTTGATCTTGATCGAGACTGCGATTCAGTTCAGCTAATTCGCGCTTGGCGTCCGCCACGCCGGAGCCGGTTTTACTTGCGCGTAAAATGAGATTCAAAACTGAGTCAGACACGTTATTGTCCTAAGCGCCGATAGTAGGCGGTCTTGATCAGCTGACGGGCTTGAGCAATGGCTGGATGGGTAGGCAGTTTAGGCGGCGGCTGGTAGTGTTTCAAAAGAAGATCGATAATCGAGATGAAGGTGTCATCCAGTTGATCGATCTCCCATGGCCCTAGCGTTGTGCCTAAGTAGGTATTTATTTTTCGGGCAAGCAAGATCGTTGCCAGCAGCGGGTCATCGGTTAGATCGCCGCCGATGACCCGATCGGTTTTTTCAGCATGTCTGCCCGGTAGTCATCAACCAGCGCCCAGGCCCGGATCACGATCCAATCCCACAGTGCCGGATCGGTTTCGCTTATCTCTTGCAGCTCGTCGGCTGTCCAGTGCGTTTCAGGATCGTCGGCTTGCGATAGCCATTCCGCATACCAAGCCAGTGTCAGAACCTCATCGGCCAGCAGGGCGGCGTTGTGCCGAGCCGCAAAGGCGCGCGGCATGTTGACCCAAATTTGCAGCACTGCCTCAGCCAGTTGCGGCGAGTAGTCAGCGAGTGATAGCGGCTTCAATATTTTGACAAGTTTTATTTTCATGGCTTAGACCGTGTTGGTGTTGGTCACGACCGTTACGGCCAGCGCGTTGGCAAGATCGGTCGAGATCAAACCGTGAAAGAGAGCCTGATGTAGATTGTTGTTTTGCGATTCAGCATTCAGCGGCACCACTTTCTCCCACTGGCCCCAAATGTTGGTGGTCAGCGCGTGCGTGGAGTTGGTGTTGACAATGGCATCGCCCAACATTTTCAGTTGGATGGCGCGGAAAGTCTGCGCGTCACATTCATCGTAAATGACACCGGCTGCGGCATTGCCTTCCAGCGTCAAGGTCAGCATGGCTTGCACAAAGCCTTCGCCGTAAGACGAGAAATACAGATTGGCGTCGCCAAAGAATTTCGGATGGTTGCCGTTCAGGATTTCCAGTTCAAAGCCGCGCAAGGTCGCCGTGACTTCGGTGTTGCCGGCTGCGGCCCACGTGCTGTCGTCATACAGTCGCGTTTTCTTGGCGCTCATGCTGGTCACGGCCGCTGCGACTAAGGACGCGGTAAAATTTTGCTTGGCAACTTGCCGCGCAAAATAATTGGCCTCGATCTTGATCGGACTTTCGCTGCCGTCTTGCGCAATCTCCCCTGAGATTTTGATGTCCTTGAACATGCAATATTCTCGGACATACGCCTGCATGTCGTCACCGGCTTCCAGCGTGAACGTGTTGGGATTGTTAGCCGCGTTCAACGTCGGCGAGAACGTCCACAGGTAATCTGTTTGATTGGCCGTCACCGGCGCGGCTGTGACGCCGCCTTTCAAACCGTGCTTGAAGAAAAACGGCAACACTTGAAAATAGGCGTGGGGAATGCCGATGCTGTCTTCCACGAACAATTCCGATTTCAAACTGCGCCCGGACTCGATGCGCACGCCGAGATTGTCAGCGGGATAAACAGGCTTCCAATCCATCGGGATCGGCTTCTGCTCCGCCCCAATTAAGATTTTAGTCGCAGGCACAATTGTCCCGCGCGTTGCCTCAGGCCCATATTGATACTTAGAGAAAATTCTTTCACCCATGATCATTTACTCCTTCATTGAACAGGCTCAGCGTTAGGCGGCGACGGTTAACCCGACTGCGCCGCCGACGTCTTGCTTAACTTCCCACTGGACAACAATGCCCAAATGCGGTTCTTCGCTGCCATACTGCAATTTCACTGGACCGCGCACCGGAAAGGCAATGTCGCTGCGCGGCAGAAAATGCGAGACCTTGTTGTGTAAAGACATATTCGCCGCCATTGCATTTCTGATCCGCGCAAACATCAGCATCAACTCTGGATAATGCGATCGGCTGGTGTCATCGTACAAATGCAATTCGGTAACGCCCGTCCAGAAATCAATCAGCGGCCCGCCAAAACTAAAGTTCGGCTTATAGCCTTCGGTGAACGTCAGGGCGCATGGAAAACTATTGATAGCGTCTGGAAATTCGGCCTTGTCGTAAACGTGAAAGGCTTTTATCTTCTTGCCACCTGGTCCCACTAGCGCAAAGACATCAGCCACAGCATCGATCCAATCTTCCACGGCCATTAGCTGCCCCCGATGGCAAGCAAGTCCGTCAGCCGATCGGCGGCTACTTTGAACAAGGTCAAAATGTTCGGGATGTTTTTTTCATAGGCGCGCTTTAGAAACCAGTGCCCCTTGATGCCTTTGCGCCCAATGCTGCGAGCCACTACAAAAGCCAGCCCCGGCCCTAACACGGCATCGCTCCACACGCGGATCGCTTCGATCGGTGGCATCCGTGCGCCAGGCCGCCGCCCGGCTTCCATGACCAGCGGATAAATAGGATTACTCATCGAGGAGTAGACCTCACCAGTGATATAAGTAACTTCGTTCATTACTCTCGAAGTCATGCTGCCAGCGAGTTCGCCGGTGAATCTAGGGGCAAGTGTTTGGGCATCAGCCGCGATCGAGGCCACGCTGGAGCGCATGGCGCTGTCGAGCTGCGTGTCCGACAATCGATCGTAGTTGTCCAACCTCGAAAGTTGTTCCGGCAGTCCCAAGATTTCCACTTCGTACATATTAGAGGCTCACGATTCGATAGTTCTTCATAATTCTTTCAAGCGGGTCTTTCGGAAATTCCTGATTGTAAAAGACTTCGCCTGTTTCGGGATTGCCGGTTTTGCCTGCAAAGCCGGTCTGCGACTTTTTGATCATCAGGGCGGCAATTTGTTCGGTCAAGTATCGGATGTCGTAAGGCGGCAGCACTCGCAACACATCAGCCGTGTTGTGAGCAGCGGCGCTCGTTCCGTTCACTGCGCGAGTGACATTGAACAGGCGGTAGGCTTCGAGTGCGGTGTTGGCACTGTGCTCCTGCCGCTGCGTGCCATTCCAACCGCGCAGCGCTGAACAACTATTCCCGTTGAGACTTTGCACGCGCAGCTGCTCGTGTTCCAGCCGGATGATTTCATTTACCTGAATGAGCGAGCCGTCAGAGATATTGAAGTCATTTTGAGAATCCGAAATAGTCTCAGTCAAGCGCAGCGTGCCAACGGTCAGGGGGGCCGCATAGGCTTCGACAACTTCCTGCTCGTCATCCAGCAGCAAGACCACGCCCGGACTGATTTGCGCGGCAGTGCTGACTTCAACGGTCGAGACGGTTGCATTCTGCACTACCGTCGTGCCGAGATCGATCGCGTCATCGTAAAGCGACCAGCGACCCGTGATCACGACCGTCGCCCGATTGCTTGACCACGAACTCAAATCTCGGAGTTCAAGCGAATTGTAGGGGCCGAGTGTCCAGTGGCGATTGAACGGCATCAAGAAGTAATCATCAGTCGAGAGCGTCCGACCATCGACTTCAAGGCTGATCAACTCCACCAGACTATCGATCCAAAGCGTGCGCTGCCCGTAGCCGTCAAACGTGCGCGACTCTGTTTCCGCAATAAAGCGGCCTCGCCGGTCGATGACTTGCGAGGCCGCGCGAATGAAGCGCAAAGGCTTGTCTACAAAGCGCGTGCCGTCAATCTCCAAATCATCGAAGATGTCGAGCAGTGAGCAGTAAGGTCGATTCACGCTCAGGCGTCCTTCAATTCTTCGTCTTCGGCTGCATCTTTAGCCGCTTGGCGATCGGCCTTATCTTGCGCCTTCTTTTCCTTCGTGGTCAAGATGGCGGTCGTCAACGGCGCAGCGTCGAATGCAGCGGTGAGGGGCTGATGAGTCAACACTCGCTCGTTCGCGGCCAGCGCCTCGGCTTCCGCTGCGGCTTTATCCAACCGCGCCTGCTTCGCTTCGGCAACGGCTTGCGCGTCAAGCTCGGCCTTGTCTTTCGCAGCCTGCGCGTCGATCGCCTGCTTGGCTAACGCAACTTTATCCGACACCTTTACCTCATCGAAGGTGTCGGGCGCGTCGGTCTGCAAGAAAGCCGCGATGGAATCTTCGACTTCAATCACTCCGGCTTCAAAGTGCAGGTTGCGAGGCGGGTTGTCGTACTGGCTCAGACAAATCAATTTCTTCATGGGAATCTCCTGTAGTGTCGTGATCTAAGGGTTTACCGGCCAGATCGTGGGACCACTCGCCCCACGCGCCGGTGTTTGGAAAATTCGCGCGCCCAACATGGGCGGCCATTACCTTTTGAGTCGCACAGACTCGCGCACCGGCTGCCGCTGCCAGTCGTGAGAAGTGCCAGTCTTCCGGCTCGACGTCCGCGTACCACAGGCCGTCGTCTCGTTTGAAAATCGCGTCGTTTATTTCAAACCAGCAGCGCTCAATCCACGGCTTGCGAACATCAATGAGCAGCAAGCCCGTATTCACTAGCAGCGTGGGCGACGTGGATTGATCTTCGAACACGCGCTGAAGGTCGAGGGCATCAAACGTCGGTGGCAGGCTGGCGGCTTCTTTGAGAGTCAAGCGCTGTCGCCGGAACTCACGGCGACCAACGGGATCGGCTTCCCCCGTTACATCCGGCAGCAAGGCGGTTGAAGTCAAGCCCTTGCCGTCTTTGATTGCCAGCACTGTGCCCAACACATCGGCCTGACTGCGTACCATCTCCTCCCACAAAACCGCTAAGAAGCCCGGCTGTGGAATCACGTCGGCATGCCAAATGAGCAGGTGCGTGATCTCCGGCCGATTGTTCAGCGCGATACAGAGCAAGGCATTGTGGGCATAGGCCAACAGTGAAGCCGTCTTGAAGGCGACGGTGTAAGGCGGGCAGTGGGGTTGTCGGCTTTCACTGAGCAACAAGCCGCACGCCGCCGCCTTCACCGTGTCATCGTAAGTCGGGACGCCGATTAAGATGGTCATGCTGGCAGCAAAATTCCAACCAGAATCACGTCCATGTCGATCGTGTTGGCGGCAAAGTTCGCATCAGCTACGATGTCCACGCCCACGATCTTGCCCGCCGCGATTGAGCCGACATTCGGGCGTTGCGTGGTGCTCCCGACTTGCGTGCCAGCGGCAATCGCTACGGTTGGGCCAACGGTCACGGCCACGGCATTGGCCGTTACCTTGAACGTCGCATTGCCCGCGCCGGGATTGGCGTTCGCTTCGCCGTGGAGCAGCATCGGGTGAAAATTATAGCCGGATGGCACCTTTAAGCCTGCGCCACCGTTGGGCATGATCAAGTGAGTGTCTGCATTGGCCGCCACATTTTGAGCGCCGAAATGCAAAGTGATCGGCAACCCGAAATCGTAAGTCAAATCATCTGCTGACATGATAGTTCTCCTATAGGTGTGTGAGTGTTCGACAGTGCTGACTCAAGCGTTCAAAATTCTCTTAGGAGCGCTTGATATAATGGATGCCGCTGGTGTGAGTGGCGGTGCTGCGCACGCCACGGCAAGCTACGGCAATGCGGAACGAAGCCACCATCACGAACTGACGCTTCTGAATCAAGCGATCCATTTCGATGAGCAACTGGCGGCGGAAGCCGACGCGCCAATCGTTGCGATGATAGATGGCGATCGTGCCATACACATCATTGGTCGCAGGTGACGTGGTGGTGTATTTGCCGTCCGTGTCCGTTTCGGCCATCGCGCCGGTCACAATCAACGGGATGTTGGCATACTTCGCCAGCTCGCCGCTGAGGATCGTGGCGTTGGGACCGAACTTGTCCATGGTGGCGACATTGGGCAGCCCCAACATGCCGATATAGGTTTTGGCATCCATTGCCATTGCCAGTTGTCCGACGTTCGCGCCGTAGCGCCCCATGCGCCCTAAACCCGCCAGCGTCAAGCTGTCGGTCAAGGTGGTGTTCAACGCCACGCCTTGCGCGGTGTTGTCCACGAGGAACAAGTGACGGATGCCGTCCTGCCCGTTGGACAGATAGTAGGAATCGTCGGGCGGATTCGCGTCGTCACTGTTGATGTTGCCGGTGTTGGCGTCCGTCGAATCGGCGTTCAAGATGAAGCGATCGATCTGTTCCGCGCCGTCTGCCACCAGTGAGGCGCGCAGTGACGGCAGGACAGCGATGATCGAATCTTCATCGAGATCGTAACTCCAATCGACTTCGTACACCTGCTCAGTGCTGGTCAGCGTCGCCTTGGCGGTCGTCGCATTCTGCGGTGTGATCGCCGTGTTCTGCGTGCCTTTGCGCCACGCGCCAGTGACCCAGCCTAACGGGATGTCGAACGGGTCGGTCGGCATGGGAATGACAGAGATCGTGCTGGCAACCTTCGCGGCCAAGAACATATCCTGCCACAGTTCAGCCGCCATGCCCGTTGGCACAAACTCATCGCCGCTGCCAGGCGTAACGGTGTCCAGCGCCTTGTCCACAACGGCCTTTAAGTCTTTTGACGGCGGCTTCACGCTGTCGCGTCGAACTTGACCGGCGCGTTCCAACAGCCAGTGCGTGAAGATCAAGTCATCGACCTTCTGGCCGTCGAACTTGCCGCCTTGCACCAACCCCTTGCTGCGGGCTTGTGCGCCGGGCAGCCCGACTAGCTCGCCGCGCCGAATCGGGCGGTTGGCTTGCTGCTCGCTCAGTCGTTTTTGAACTTGGGCATCGACTAAGCCGGTTAAATGATCGGCCAGTCGATCGATGTCCAAGGTAGCCTTGTCGGTTTGATGATCTTTCACCGTCGCCGTTAAGGCGGCTACTTCCGTTTTGATTTCTTCCAACGTGGTGGGATTTTGAGCACTCATTTTGCGTATGCCTCCATGACAATTTGCCTAAGTTCGATAAGTAAAGCGCTCAGCTCTTTAACATCTGGCTGCTCGCCTTCGTTCACAGGTTTTGAGAAAAGCGTCTCCGCTGCGGGTGACAGCGCGACCGTCAATGGCTCACCCGCTTCATGCGTCAACACGGTAGACACCGCATCGGTTACGGTTTCGGCCTCGACTTGCTTGAGAACTTCACCGACTTTATCAGCAGCGCTCTGCGCGTCCTGCTGCGCTGACTTCAATTTGCTTTCGTTGGTGGCGCTGAGCACGCGCCCGCGTTTGGTCTGCAAGGTGTCCGGCGCAGCGGCCAGTTCGATCGGATCGCCTGCGCCTCGATCAACGGTTGCTTGGGGCGAGGCGTCGGCTGACAAGTGCGCAGCTTGACGGTGCTGCAAGGCTTTCAGCATCTTCACCGCACTGGCTAACGACTTGCGCGTAACGATGTCGATCGGCAGGCCGGTCGCATGGACTTGCCAGCCTTTGACGATCTCGACAGGCGGCAAGGTGGCAAGCACCTCGCTCAACTCGATCGACTTCCAATAGTCGGCAGCCAGCAAATCATTATCGGAACAATCGCGGCGCTCGATTGCATACACTGCATCGCCATCAGCCAAGAGCAGCGGCGGTGTGAACATGACTGTTTTGAAAGTGACTGTTTGACCGGCTTCGGGGTGGGGGACTTCGCGGCATTCGCCTAAAGTGAAATCCATTTGCAACAGCGTTGCGTCAGCCGGTACGCTGATGGCGTTCTGCATGAAGCACGCAAACAATTCTTGGTGTTGATCGGTTTCAACCGTGAAGCGGCGCAGCCAAGCCCGCGCGATCGGCTCAGGCGCAGCCGGTTCGTCGGTTGGCGACACGCTGGCCGCGGGCATCTCGCTTGAACCTGTTTCGGAGGTAGCGAGCAAGGCGTCTTTGTTCGAGGCGACGATCACGATCGGCAAGGCCGCCGGAGCGACTAAGCCGCCGAGCGCGTAGTGTGGAATCTCTAGGCTTTTAACGGCCAAGCGCAAGGCTTCCGCATTGGATGGAATCGGCACCAACGACCACTCCAGCAATTCCCATTCGGTGTAATCGTGTCCGCCAATATTGTTGGGCTTGCCTGCCAGCGGAATGAAACCGATCGAGGAAGTTTTGATCCATTCGCCGTCCCACAAAAGCCGGACGATGTTTTGAGGATCGGCTTCATTGGCGGCGGGTCGCAATTCAAAGTCAGCGACCAAGCCATCGGCGGCGCGAATGAGGGTCAATGTGCGGCCGATCGTGGCGAATGGGTCTTTGTAGTTGTGACCCCATTGCACGACCGGATTCTTGAGGTAATTGTCGAACCGCCCGCCCGCGGGAAAGACGTGATCGCTATCGCGGTCAGCCGCAGCGGTATTGATCACGATGCGTCCGCCGTCTTTGCGTTTGTCTAAAATCTTGATCTCGAACGTCTTGTGGGTCAGGGCAGGATCAAATTGGATCGGCATAATGGCCTCATCGGGCAAACAAAAAGCGCCCGCTCGACATGATCGAGGGGGCGCTGCGTAATATGTCAGCCTTAACATGGATTATTTTACATCGGTTGACGGTCGATTGTCAATAGGCAATTTCTTTTCCTTGTCGGGGGCCTTGTGCAGCTCAACGAATTCAACCTCAATCGTCAAGCCAGCCGCCAAGGCAATAGTCGGGACGTGCGGCTCGTGACTGTCGTCCGCAGACTGTCCAGCCGCAACGATCGACCCGCCCATCACTTCGCTCAAAAGGGTCAACAAGGCCTTGTGCGAGACGTGGGCCTTGTCGGTGGCTGACTCCGGCAACGGTCGGGCTTGCACCTTGAGCACCGGCGCTAGTTCGTCTTGATCTTCAACAACTTTTAAGGCATAGCCTGCCTCGTGGGCGGCCGATTTCAATTCAGTCCAGCGGGTAGCGAATGGATATTGCATGATGAACTCTCCTCGTCAAGTATTGGGTAACCACTTCAAGCGTACATCTTCACTGACCGTGAAGTTATTGCCGTTGAAATAAACGACGATCGCGCCAGGCTGCTGCCGTCGTTCCATCGAACGCATCAGCTCCACCACGCTCATTTCGTCTGTGCCTAAAGCCGAGGCCGTCGAACTGGCCGCGCTTTTACCGCGCCGTAGTGAGGGGCTGTCAGTTGATAGTGTCATGCGCTAATCGTTTCCAGCGTGCCGTGTCCGTTTTGCTTAGCTGGTGTCGCGGCCGGTGCAGCCACTGGTGCAGGATTCGGATTGATTTGAGGCGCAGGCTTAGGCAAGGCCGCGACGGGCACTTCCGGCCCCGAGATTGGCATGAGGGTTTTACTCATCCAAGCCACGTCGCCCCATGGCTTCGGCTTTTGTCCGCGAGCAGTCAGCCAATCGTTGACGGTCAAAACACCCCGATCAATCTTTTCCCGATCGCGCTTCCACTCGTCATTTTCTTCCTCGCCTAATTCAGTCACTCCGCTGTAATCGGTGTGCAGGAATTCGTCGTCGCGCATCGCATTGTTTCGCTGAAAGAACTCCGTCAGGTGGGTGTCACGATAAGCGAGCAGCGGCTTGATGGTCAAGGTGTATAAGGCTTCCACGGCGGCCGACCGTTTCTCCGACGTGTCGTAACTGTCGTTGCCGAAGCCCATCAAAATATCCGGCACGCCGAAGCCACCGGCCACTTCGTCGCGGCTCATTTGGCGCAGCGGAATGCCGCTCAAATCTTTAGGCTTCCACGAGAGAATCTTGATGTCGGTAATAGACTCCTCAAGGACAATCGGTTTGCCGACGTTGCGAGATCCGCCATATTTGAGTGTAATCTTTTTCTCGATGTCGTCGCGTTCGCGCTGCGTCGTGCCTTGCGGCGTCACGATCGCATACTCGGGGCGAGCGTTGTTTTGATAAAGATACTTCTCCCAAGATTGCGCAAACACGTCTACGGCGATTGCCAATTGCAGCGCTATCAAGACCGGCAAGCCGCGCCACGGGTTGCGCGGATTATAAAATTTGAAGTGAATAAACTCATCAGGTGGTAGAAAATAAGGCTCGCCTTGCTTGTCGTCAATCTCGTATTTTGCCACTTCAAGGTAGCGGCGGCGCGCAGGATTAGGATAGACGTTGAAGATGTTAGGTTGACGCGGCCAAATTTCAGTGTACTGGCCGCGCCCGCTGCGCACCAATTCAAAACCGACTTCACCGCCGAGCAGTTGATCGATCGTCCACTGCCGCCACAGATCGCCGGAGGACATGGCGTCGTTGACATCGGTTAGCAAGTTGACGACCTCATGCTGCTCTAACCGCTCTTTGCCGCGCGTGCAATACACCGGCAGCGAAGCCACTGCATCCGAAATAACCTTGATTGCTTTTTGAACCCACACATAGGTTTCGTAGGTAACAATGGCGGAGAGATAAGTATACGGAGCAGCCGCTTGCATGTCGGAGCGAATGCTAAACAAGTGCTCGCGCTCCGTCATCTCTGGATGTTGATCGATCAGCGCCTTGCCACTGACTCTCGATTGAATGCGATCTCGAAGATTCATAATGACCTCAATTCAACCCGCTGCGCAGGTGTACTATCAAATAAAAGTTTTGGTGGCCGAGGCGTTGAACTCGCCGCCGCAAAGATTCATCAGCCTTGAAGCGCTCAGCAATCTCAGCCACCTGCTGCCCGAAAGCGAGTTGCAGCGCGAGGTCAAAGGTGTTGGAATTCTCCAGCATATACTTACCGAGACGATCGAGCGTTCGACGGATTTCTTCGGCTTCAAGTTGTAACTGATGATCACTTGTTGACAAGCTGATCTCCTGCTTTGAAACTTTCGATCAAGCCAACGACCAGCCGATGTAAAATGCCATACACGATGCCCGCGCCGCCGCCGACGACAATTGAAAACAGATCGAGGCCTAAGATAAAGAGACTGCGGAGAGCAGCCAGCAACCACACCATGGCCCCAATCACCCAATGCCATTCCTGCTGCGCGGCTGAGTTCAGCCGATCAAGTTCAACGCGCAGCCACTTGCGAGCGCTGCGCAAAATTAACTGAACGGCCGTCTGTAGTCGGAGGAAGGTGGAAGTCGGCATGGAATATAAAAGGATACCGAAGCAGGCATCGGTATCCTTATCCTTGAAATGAAGCACAGCATTCGACGGTGGGTCTTGGCTGCGCCAACGGTTCTAATATACGCCGATTATTTGCGCGTGTCAATAGGCAGCACTTCGATCGAATCAATTTGGCCTGTCAGCAAGTCTAGCAGCGCGTGCGGTTTGATCGCATGTGCTCGCGCCTTGTGCCGTAGTTGCTGATAAGTATTCAGGAAACGGGCATCGTCTTTCGTAACGAATAGACGCACTAAACTAGGGGCTGACTGCGGCACAGGCGCAAGACAATCCAGCAACACCGCAGAACAATTCCGGCAAAGGTCGTTGGCATCCGTCACCCATTCGGCGCCGACGTGTTCTAGTTCAAGCCACGGCAAGCCGCACAAGGATTCTTGATCGTTCAAAGAACGTCGCAAGTGGCGATCAGACATCTAAGTCTCCAGCCCGCTAATTTCAAAACGTCCGAGTTGTCTTGGCTCATCAGCTGTCCTTGTGGCGAGTATCTGCTTGCCTTAATTCTTTGCCCGTGCCCACACCCATGTGCGAAAGGCATCCGCCGCATGGTTGTTTTCGTCCAATGGTTCTTCTTCGTCGCGACGGCTGCCTTCCGGCGCATACCGATAGCCAGCCGTGACTTCCTCGATGATATTCTTGCAGCGACGATGAACTGCCACGGCCCGATAGCCTTGACCATCGCAAAATAATTGGCGCACGATCGGGATGCCGTCGATAATCTTATGCACACCGACCCGCGCCGGGATGTTGGCATTCCGAAAGCGCCGGTGCAGCGCAGGCGCTTCATGCGACACGATCGCAATTTCCGGCAACTGCGTGGAGCGACTCCAACCGGCTTGCAAGCGCTGCTCGGCTTCCTCTGGGCTCGGGGCAGGCACGACCTCATACTTATCATTCAGCCACTGCCAGCCGTAATGCTTGCCGAACAACTCGATCGCTTCTCGAATGCAGACTTCTTCAAGGTGCTTGCGGTGATACAGTTCATCGAAAATTAAAATGCGCGTCGGCTGACGCTGAATGAGCAAGATAGCCCGTGGATCAATAAAGCCGTCGTCGCACGCCAATTCAAACGGCAGCGTCAGATCAGGTTCGTCGTCGGTCAAGTTACCGATCGGCCAATCCTCGGCGCTGAAATTATCGTAGACCATACCCTCGAAAGCGGCTGACTCGCCTAAGAACAAACGCGCCCGCAAATTGCCAACCAACGAACTGAGTGTGTCGTAAACTTGTAGCCCTTCGACTGTCCACTGCCCGTTCTGCCACCAGCGCGGATTGTCGATCAACTGCGCTCGATGAATGACGAGTTTGCCCTCCTGCTGGCGCTTCCACGTCCAGTGCGACGGCGGCGGCGGATTCATGTCGCCAATGATTTGCGAGTAGCCTAACTTGAAGCGTGTCAGCCGCGTGGTAAGTTTTTGCCATTCATCCAGCGACAACTCCGGCGCTTCGTTGACGTAGATCAAGTCCCATTCCGTGGACATGATCTTCTCAGTTTGATCCTTGCCGCTCTGCCGAAAGCCACCTACCACAATTTGGCTGCCGTTCTCGTATAAATAAACATCGCGGTTCTTGCGCTGCGGTGCGCCTTGCAAGACAAAATGATCGGCGGGAATGACATCGAGTTCGAACGTCGCCAGCGCAGACTCCGACAATGATTCACGCGTCTTGCGCAGAATGAGAAAGCGGCAACCGGGGATCGTCTCGGCTAAGTGATGCAGCTTATACAGAATGCCGAACGTCTTAGCCGCGCGGGCTGGCCCGCTCAAGATCACTTCGCGGCGCTGCTCCGTTTGAACGGTCAGCGCTGCGCCGCGCAACTCCGGCACAACCTCAGCCGTCAACGAGGTTGCTGTCAGTTGTGTCGCTTGCTCGAAGTGCCGATTGACGCGGCTGATCAAGTAATCGATTCCAGTCGGCTTGGATGGCGGCAAGAGTGGGTTTATCACTTATATGCTCGAACACGGCGCGGGTGAGGGCGTCGTATAGAATGGCAACTTGCGTGAGACTGACATACGTTTGAGCGTCCAACTCACGCTTGGACTCCGTTTGAACCAACTTGCGTTTCAATTCGATCAAACGATTCAACTCATCAAACAGCGCCCCTTCACGATTGCCTTGCTCTAACACACTTTGCAGCGCGACTACGGCTTGGCCTTGCGCTTGAGCGATGGCGAAACTTTCTGTTTTGAATTCAGCACTGTCGGGATCGGGATTGATCGGCTTGCGCTGCAAAGTGAGCAGCAGCTCGCGCAAATTTCCTCGGGCTTGCTGCCAGGCCGTCATGCCTGCGCCGGTGGTGCTTAGGCGCTGCATCACACCGATAATTTGAGCGTCGAGCAAAGCGATGTCGGGGCGCAGGCCGATCAAAGACGGATCACTCAGCGCGTCGTCAAAGGGAATCTTCCACCGCGCAGGCAGGTGCGGCAGATAGCGGCTGCTCCCTTTGCCTTCGTATTGCGGGCTGGCAATGCCGCTCGGTGTCTTGCCGCCGTGTCGATCGCAGCGGTGATTCAGCATCGGCGTCTTGAGACACGGCCCCGCTGCGCCGGACGACTTCTTGGCTCCGCAGACCCGCTTGCCTTTTTTTGTGCCTTCAACGCCCAGGCAATAACCGTCGGCATCCAGCGGCAGGTTAAACAGATTCCCGAAGGGCTGATTAGGCATCGATGACCTTGCGGCGACGCGCGACGCGGCGCTGGCGGCCTTGCCTGCGGCCTGTCTCGTAAATGGTAATGCCGTGCAAGGCTTTCATGAGCTTCGCCTTGAGGATATACAGGCGTGTTCGAACGCCCTTGAAATCTTCTACAACCTTTTGACCGTTCTCGATATAAACGAAATCGGCCATGTAGGTTGCGATGTGGAGGCCGTTCACGTCCAGCGAATACTCGACTTGCAATTCCAGATCGGTAATCTCACCGGCGCGCTCCCGTATCTTCAACTGGCTGTACCGAGTCGCTTCGCCTTGACTGGCAAACCGGATGCCATCTACCCAGGTAACCTTAGCCTTGAACTTGTTTTGTTTTTTCGGGGCGTGCTGGATCAGCGCTTGGTATTCTTCGGACGTGTATTCTTCGATCGGTTGATCGGCAACACGCGGCAAGAGCAGCGCTGTCGAAATAGAGCGCTTCATAGTTGGACCAGCCAGACGCGGCCAGCGACGAGAAAGGTCGGTTCGCGTTCCGGCCAGTATTCTGAAAAGGCGCGGACCACGCCTTCCTCCCAATAATCATCACCGCAGACAAGGCCTCCCGGCTTCACCTTTGGCACCCACAATTTCAAATCTTGGATCACCGCTTCGTAGAAATGGCTGCCGTCGATAAACAGCAGGTCTAACGATCTGTCGCGGAACAACGGCGCGGCGTCAGCACTACTTTTGAAAATAGGCACGATGCGGTGTAGCACACCGGCGCTCTGCACATTAGACAGGAACGATTGATAGAGCTTTAAGGGTTCATCCACAAGGCCTGTGCCGCTGTCGCTGCCTTGCCAGTGATCGATACAATACACCACGCCTGCGCTGTGCTGCGCCAGCGCAATAGCCGAATGGCCCAGCCACGAGCCAACTTCGGCAATAGCCGATTTGCCTTGCGCGACGTTAGCCAAAGCCTCAAGCATTTCTTTCGGATGCCAGTTGTCTGGCACGGCAATTGTATTGGAGTTCATAACGACACCACCTTTAAGAATTCTGCACGAGTCGAAAGGTCTGTTCTAAACGCGCCACGCATGACAGATGTTTTCATGGTCAGCGGCGTCTTGATGCCGCGCATGGCTGCGCAGGTATGCACACCCTTGGCAAACACGGCGACATCAGGTGTGCCGGTGACTGCGCTGATGTCAGTCGCAATGTCAGCGACCAGCCGTTCTTGAATCTGCAACTTGTGCGCGTGCTTGTGGGCAATGCGGGCGAACTTCGACAAGCCTAAAACTTTTGAGCCGGTGAGCACGCCGATCGACAAATCACACCAGAACGGCAAGAGGTGATGTTCGCACAAACTCCATACCCGAATGTCTTGCACGACAACCATTTGATCGGCTTCAACTACTTCAAACGTGGAGTCTGCATTCGTTTCTTTATAGCGCATGAACTCCAGCCACGCGGCGGCGGCGCGACGCGGTGTCTCGATCAAGCCTTCGCGCTGCGGGTCTTCGCCAATCGTTTTCAGCAAGTCTCGATACAGGCGCTCCACCTTCGTGATAAATTTGGCATCAGTGAGCAGCGGCGCAGGCGGAGAGAGCAAGACGATCGTCTCCGTGTGGCGAGTGGAATATAACTGATAACGCTGCTCGATCTTTTCCGCTGTTTCCATTTGCTGCGCGAACACATATAGCCCCAAGCCTGGCAGTTCGCCATCGATGACCGTGACTTTAACCGGCTGGCCTTCAAAGACAGCATCATCGGATAGTCCAAGCCGTTGCCCGGCGTTGACATCGCGGACAAAGGCGGCGGATTGATCGCCGCGCAGTTCGACGCCGTACGGATAGGTCTTCATCACTTGCAAACCGGCAAAGTGCATGTGTTGTGGATCAGTGAGTATCATTTTACTTTTACCTTCGCCTTTACCTTCTGATTGGGATTTTTCTCGGCGCGGAACTCGACGCGAGGTAATCACCGGCCATGTATTCTAAAGCGCGGCCGCGTGCATTCTTGCCGCCGACCTCAGCCGCGATAGCGTCGATCGCTTGATTGATCACGCCTTGCTGACTGGCATGCACTAGAAAGGACAGATAGCCCCAATCTTTTTGAGGCGGCGACACCTGCTTGGACACCAGCAGCATGATCGCCTGCTCATCTTCCGTGACACCGTGTTCCGCCTTGAGGCCGTCCAGCGCTGCTCTAAATTTTTGGGCTTCGCTGCGCGGCAGGGTGAACAGGAAATTGACGTGCGCAATCAGCGCACCTTTTGAATCAGCCGCCGCGCGGGCTTCACCTTCTCCGCCTGCGTTAGCGCCGTCCAATATCTTTTGCCAATCGACACCCGCTGTAAAGTTTGCGATATAGGCGGGGCTGAGTCCGGCATACTTGATCAGCACAGACGGATCGGGCAGCGAGCTAACCAGTGCGGCCATTTTGGTTACGTCATTGCCACCGCGCAGCGCATTCAAAGCAATGGTCAACGTCTTCGCTTCGTCGTCCGTGCCTTCCCATTCGATGACAGGAAACAATGGCTCAGTGGTTAGCAACAATTCTCGATAGCGTTGTTCACCGTCCACGATTCGCCAAAAGTCGTCACCGGCCTTGCGTCGCCCTGGAAACACATGCTGACATAGGATGCCACCGAACATGCCGTATTGATCCAAGGTGTTGCCCAACGACGCGTGAGTATCGGCATCCATTTCATTCGGATTCCACGGATTCGGTTTGATCTTGTCGCGCGGCACCATGATCACTTGATTGTAGAATTTCATTGCCACACCACTCCCCGCGTGCGCCACAGGTCAGTCATGTTGCGCTCTACCTGCCATAGCACTTTCAGGTTAGCCAAAAAGACTTTGCCTGTGACCGCTCGCTTCGAACCTGAATCAGATTGCGCATTGTCAAAGTCAAACCATTCACGGGATAGTCCTTGATGCAGCAGCTTGTCGATGTCCAGCGGGTCTTTGGCTTGATGCTGGCCGATGCGGGTAAAAGACATCTTGCCTTCGGCGGGCGAAAATAAAGACAAGCCCCACAGCGCGGCGGACTTCCACGAAATCGAATCGACGCTATACACGGGCAGCGCTTGCATGAGTGCGATCGAGGTCGCCTTGAATAAGTGCGTCTTGATCTGACGCTGGTAGGCATCGACCGCCACGCCTCTGATCAACGCTTGAGCAGCGGGCGTGCCGCTGCGCATGATCTCCGCACCGGCTGCGAGGCCGATATACTTCAAGCCTTTGCGCTTGATGAGACTTTGATAGCCAGCCCAGCCGTCTAACGGCGACCACACATATAAAATTTCAATGCCAGTTTCTTGGGCGACGGCTTGCCACACTTCATCGCGCCATCGATCGATCACGTCGATCCCAAACTCCATTTGCAAATCCAACTCCACCATGTAGTTAGGCTTCAGCGGACAGGTCAAGACTGTTTCCACATATCGATCGCGGAAGCGGCGGGCTTCGTCAATCTTGATTCGTTCGCCGCGTCGAAAGCGCTGATGAAAAGAATGCGCGCCGGAGTCGAGGAGCACATCACACGGATCAAGCGCAGCGTGCATGGCTTCCAAACAGTTGCGCAGCGAGTTGGCGCCGCTGCTCTTGGTCTTATTGTGCTGAACGATCGAGGTGAGTAAATGGATCTTCGGCGGTCGCGCAGGTAAAGCCGTCTCGACCCACTTCACTTTCTGTTTGCTGTCTACACCGGCGAGTAAGACATTCATGTCCGCAGCCTCGTGACAATACCTTGCGCGTTGTCTGACCAGCGCGAAGTATAGGCTAAAGCGAGAGGTTCGAAGTCGCGGTGATGCAGACGCTCGACTAATTGATCGAAGGTGGAGTAGAGGGCTTCACTTGAAACCATTTCGGGATAGCAAGCCCGATCAGGCACGAGGACTTCACAGCCGTACAAGATGGCTTCTTGCAGCGCGTAGCCGAATGTCTCTTGCTGCGCCGTGCTCAGAAACCAACGGGCGTGTTTGACGAGGCTGAGATATTCCGTTTTGGTTAAGCCTGCTTCATACGACACATTGAGCGGCAGGTTCGGCAGCGCTCGACCGTTGCCGCAAGAAGTGATCAAGAAATGCAAGTCGGGCACGGCCGCCGCAGCGGCGAGGAATTCGGCCAAGCCTTTTTCAGTTGCGGGGCGGTGCGGCCAAATGCAGTAATTCTGTTTAGCGTGCGGTGTTTGCCAACTGACTAATTGATTGTACCAATTGATATTCCAGATCAAGCCGGTGACGCGCACCTTGCTGTCCGGCAGATCAAAATACTTTCGCACGCGCTGCGCATGGAACTCGCTGCCCACATAAATTTCAGAGGCCAGTTGATGCCAGCTCCGTTCAGCGTTATCGCTCCAGCGGCGCAACTGCTGGACGAAATCTGTTTCATCGGCGCGTCCGGCATAGTTGAAGCCAACGATTCGGATAGTCAGTTGCTGCAATTCAGCGAGGTAGCCGATGGCTTCCAAGCCCGGAAAGAATAAGTCGCCAACGAGAAAGACGTCGCCGGAGTGAATGAATTTCTGCGCAAAGAGTTGCGTGACCATTTTGAGTTGTTCGGCCTTGAACGCAATGGTGTTGTTCACGTCCAGAAATTCACCTGACTGGATTAAGACGCGCTCAAAGCCGTCGGGGTAAAGCGTGACATCTATCAGCGGGCGCAGCGTCTCATTCATCATGACGGTGTAGCGATTGACGATGTTCTCGATCGGCAAATAATACAAAGTCATTTCTCGACCTCATTGCCCTTGAACATATTGACTTGAATGTGGCCTTGACTGCGGGCGTTGAACAAACGCCCTTCGGGGCAGTGCTGACACATCTCAGGCTTGTCCGTCGATTTCATGCGGCGGCGAAACTCGGCATACTTCGGCCCGTTCCAAATCTCCAACGGCGATTGCTCAAAGATGTTGCCCATCACATTCAAGCCAGCCCAATCCCGATCGCACGGCACGACATTGCCATTTACATGGATCGTCATGCCGTAAAACGCCTCGCGGCAAACGTCGTCCGGTTGCAGCCCGCCTTTGTCGGCGATCTCGCCTCGGAAAGAATCGAGGAACTTGTAACGCACTTCGTCAGCGTGCAAGCCGCCTGTCCAGTCAATGAACTGCGCCTCGGTGTATTCCGGCACGCCATTCAGCATGATCGTTTGAGCCACGGCATACGGGCGCTGCTCGCGCGACAGGATATTGATCACGCGCTCCCGCAGCAAGTCCAGTCGACCGTTCACCCGCATACTCGCATACCGATCGGGATCGAGGCTATCCACATCCATCACAAGGAAATTCAAGCCAGCGGCAAAGGCGCGATCGAGTTTGTCGGGGGTAGCGGGCAGCAAGTTGGAAGCAATGACGGTATAGATATTGCGCTGCGTGCAAGCGGCAATGTAGTCGGCAATATCGTTCTGCATGAACGGCTCGCCAAAATGAAACAGTTCGAGCGACTTCACCCACGGCATTTGATCGAGGATCGATTCGAATTGACCAAGCGGCATCACTGCATTCAAGTCGCGTTGGCCGTGAACTTTGAGATCGGTGGTGCGCGGACAAAACGGACAGGCGAGATTGCAGCGCGAAGTCGTTTCAACTTGATACAAGCGCGGCAACGTCACCGGCTCGATCGTGAACCGATCCTGCTCTACTTCGGAGAGCAGCGCCGGAAAATCCATTTGCTCAAAAGTAAAATCGGGCAGGTTACTCAGCACACCTTTCAAGCGTGGGTCGTGTTGATCGATCATGCCGCTGCCTCCGTCTCAACCGTTGCGCCGTTCTCGCCGTCCTCACTGACTTCCACTTTGAACCAACGCCCGGCATAATTCAATTCACACCATTTGAGCAGCGCGGTCGCCATGACTTCGCAACTCTCGTCGCCGATGAGCGTGGATTGGTAAGTGGCAAACCATTCGATGGCGTGACTTTGCAGCGCGTGGTATTCGACATCGCGCTCAGTGTGCGTTTGCTCGAAGTCAAGGCGCACTTTGAAAACGTGCCGATGCGGACTCCGCAGATAAGCGGTATCCAGCGGCGCGTCCGGCCAGCGATGGAAGCCGATTTGAGAAAAGGTTACGAAGCCGGTGAGTTTCATAGACTGCTCCTGGTAAGGTTAATCAACGACAAGGGTTGAATCACACGCCGCGTCGATTGCCGAACAGTTCAATGTGAAAGCGCGGCGTCAAATGATAACCACGCTGCAAGATAGCCGGCAATAGTTCTTGAGCGCGTCGTTGCAAGACTTGTTGATCGATGCCTTCCAACATGATGTAGACGTGGGGCAGTGGGATGGCGTGCGCCTTGACCAGCTCATCGACTTCAAGCAAGTCTTGTTCGTTCATCACGACAAACTTAAACCACGCGATCGGTGAACGCGCAAACCAATCAAGCGTTTCAGGATGGTAGCGCTTCTTGAGTGCATTGCCGCTATTGATCAATTTTGGGCTGACGTTGTATTGATCGGCAAAGTAAGGCGTCGGGGGTGTGACGGTGCCAGCCGTTTCGATCTGGACACGCCACTTCAGCACGCGCAGGCGGTCGATCAATTCTCCGAGGCTGCGCCATTGCAGCATCGGCTCGCCGCCCGTCACAACGAGGGACTTGATTAACGGATTGTGTTGCCCTCTCTCTAATATCCTCTCAAGACAGTGTTCAACCGACATAGACTTGATCTCGACGTTGGGATCAAACTTTTCCCAATTCCAAGTATACGGGGTGTCGCAAAAAACGCATTTCAAATTGCAGCCCGCCAATCGAAGGAAGTATACCGGCTCTCCGATCGACACCCCTTCGCCTTGAATCGTTTCGCCGAACACCTCGGAAATCGCCAGCCGCTCATTCGACATACTGCACCTCGCACACGGCGGAAGTCTTCGGCGTCTCTTTCACTTCAACGCTGGACACCCACACCCCTTGCCCATCTAGCAAGCGGCTGGCAACTTGCTGAAAAAAGATCGCCAGACATTCAGCAGTAGTGTCGCCTACGTTCAGCAAGGCAACATCTTCAAGCGGCAAGCTATAAGACTTTTGATTGTGTTCAAACAAAACGAAGCGATCTTCAAACTCTTCCACCAAAGCTGCTGGTAGCAGCGTCCGGTGATCGAGGTGATCGTCCAGCCAATTTTTGAACACGCCGAGATCGGTGTAGTCTTTGATCCAATTCTGGTTAGTCAATGGGCCGGAGAGCGTGAGGCTGACCAACCAGTTGTGGCCGTGCAAGCGGCCGCACTTGTGATCAGGTGGAACGGTGAATAAAATATGCGCAGCGGAGAACTCAAATACTTTGGTGATCGTTAGTTTAGTTGAAAGCGCCGGCATCAGTTACTCCTTGCGCGTCATTATGCCACGAATGGGCAAGCGCTGTCAATTAGCTAAAACAAAACGACTCGAACTTCTGCGCAGAGTTCGAATCGCTTCGTGTCATCCGTAAGATGGACGTCGCTATTATAAAATTATGCCGATCGTGCGGCCTCGTCGGCGCGAAGCCGCACACTACAAAACAGCAACTCGATCGGAGGGATCGAAGAACACGCTGGCATCATACCACACTTTGTCAATGGCCGTCGAAGGGCAGCTCAGTCAAGACATTTAAGAGATCAGTCAACAGGCAGTCCTGTCTAAGCATTTGCACCGGCAGTGTTAGGTGGGCTATATCTGCTCAAAGACAAACTGAGCAGGCAAGATATTACGGCACAAATAAATACTTTGAAAGGTACAGCGTTGGAGAACCTGGCTTTTCTCTCATAATCAATGCGCTTGTCGAATACCATAATTTCAAACTTATTGGTGGACAGCAATTGAAAGCGAATTTTGCTATCAAATAAACCAGAGTCATTCAGTAGCATGGCAAACGGTTTTTGGAGTGCATACAATCTTTGAAGTATAGGCTCTCTTAGGCTATATGGCGGATTTGAAATAATCACGTCATATCTTTTTGGCTCATACCGAAAGAAATCTTGACCTGTTTCAATGTGCGAATTGGTTACGGTGAAACCGTGTGACCTGAACACACTGACAAATTTACTATACTCTTTATCGAAGGGACACCAGACGATTGAACCGGTTTTTACATATTTCACAAGCGGCTCAATTGCATAAGCCTTTGTGTAGCTTTCATCGTGCCTGTTGAACTTGTATTGACGTGTGGACATGTATCACCTATCTGATATTCGAGTGTGGCGGGCCGATCAATTCTCGCCAATCTGGATAGTCGTTGAATTCCATTTTATTTTCCTCACGGCAGAGCAGGGGGTTTGAATTGAGCATAATCCGGTAGCGTGTGAGTATTGAACTCAATACCCGTTTAGTCTGTTGCTCGTTGGACGTAATTTTCAATATGTTCAAAAGCCATTCAAGTGAAAAACATCTCCCCTGCCCTGCTCAGCGGTGCTTAATTGTTACCTCGTCTTCTTCATCCAAGAAAACTGTTCGATCGCCGAAAGGCGTGCGCTGCTCTTTCGCTTTCAGTTGTGCGACAAGGTGTGCAGGCAGAGGACGCGGCGCACGCGGCTGAATGGGTTGCAGCCAGCCGGAGCGCTTAAGCACCAAGGCCGTGATCACAATGACCGCCCCAGCGACGACGAGCAAGGTAACAATGGGGCCGAGGACTTGCCATGCATCGGGCTTGGCGATCTTCACAAACTCCGGCACAGCGATCGGCGCGGCCACTGGCGCAGTGATCGGCTCAGCTACAGGTGCGGCGACTGGCACAGCCACCGGCGCGGCGACCGGCACAGCGACATGACTAAGCAACGACACAGCGACGAAGCCCAACACCAAGACAGCGATGCCGATCAAGGCGAGGCCGCCGATCGCGCTGCGGCGTTCAGCCCCCTGCCCGCTTGTGTCACGCTCTGGCACTGACGCAGTCGCCGTGGCGTGGCCGCCTTGCATGGTGTAATGCTGCGGTCGCCCGACGATACGCGCCACGATGTAAACCGCCCCGACAAAAATGATCAACGCCCAACCTTCAAGTGTGATGTGCATTTAAGCCCCCTGCTCCATTGTTACCTTTGTTTTCATTGTTTCTGCCTTTGTTCTCTCTTGTACTCGAATGTTCTGTATTGTCTCCGAGCACAGACTTTGGGCGACCACTCCCCGCGCTTGGGGCAGGGGAGTGGTCGCCGCCTTGAAAAATCTACAACCCGTTATCTCGGATGTGGCGGAACAGTTTGATCAAAGTGTCATGCTCGCCGACGAGATGGTTGCCGCCGTCCTCGCCCTGCCCCGGTTGGCTGATCACATAACCGGCACGCTGCAAAGGCTCAATCCAGTCCGACCATTTCTTGGAAGTATAGTTGGGCAACCAACGGAAGCCTGGGATCGTGTCGGAGTTTTCGGTCCATTGATACGGCAGTTTGTTGCGTTTGCCTTTGGCGCGCATGGCGGCACTGAGCAAGGCAACGACATGCTTGCGTTCAATGAATTTCTTTTGACGCTCTGCGAGTTCGGCTGGATCATCGGCGTAGAAAGTTTCGCGTCCGAGATTGCGGATCAACACACCGCTGGGCGTTGTCGGCAACGCGCCGGAAAAATTCTGACCTTGATGACTAACGACTTCGGCCTTTGGAGTTTCGGCGGCTGAATCCGCAGCCGGTGGTGTAAAGAATTCCTGTGGCTCACTTAGCCTCGAAGTCGGCGCAGCCAGCAAAAGAATTTCAGCGCCTTGCAACTCGCCCCAGCGGTTGTACCTCAATTTCAACCAGCCGCGATCCTTGTCCCAGAACGTGGTCGTTTTCGTGTTCAAGTGTCGCAGCAAGATCGCCAGTCCGATGATCGCCGCCAAGACACCCGCTGCCACTAAAAAGCCGATCGCCAATCGCCCGACGCCGTTGTTGTAATTGGATTGATCGATCGAGTCGTGCAAGTCTTGCGCGGTCTGCGTCGCTTGCACCATGGTATTGGTTTGCTGGATGAGCGCGGCTTGCTGCGTCGCGCTCAGTGACACTTGCGACTCGATCGCCAGCGCGGTCGCGGTCGCTTTGACGATGGCCGATTTTTCTTGCAGCGCGATGGCCGTTGCTTGCAGGTTCAAGGCTTGCACCGTTGACGTGAAGATCAAGGCTTGGGCTTGCTGCGTCGCCATGATCGAGCGGCCTTGCGCATCGACTTGCGCCTGAACCTGCGCGGTCGCCTCGGCAATCCTCACATTCAAAGCTTGCTGCGTCGCGCGCAAATTATCTTGTTGGGAATTGATCGACACCGATTGACCCGCCAGACCGATCGACGGCGGTTCACTTTGATCAGCTGAACTCACCGCGAAGCAACCGGCCAAAATAAAACTAGACAGTCCGATCGCCGTCAGTGCCAATAATTTTCGGTTAGTCATCATCACTCTCCGTCGCCCGTCGTTCGTTCAAGATCATTTCCAATTGGGTAGCTGCTTCATCAATGCTCGTCCGATCAACGCTCGGCAAGAAATCGATCGTCGGTTGCGGCCATTCAATTTTCTCCGGCGTGTAATTCGGGCGGCTGCTTTGAACTCGATGCAAAAACATTCGAGCGCCTTCATCACTGAATCCCATTTGTGTTTTGTGTTTCATGATCAAGCGGTCGAGCCATTGGCGCTGGCGGGGCGTGATACGATCCGACTTCGCCAACTGCTGAACAAATTTATCGGCCTGATTGAACGCGCCAAATTTGCAGCGACTCAATTTCTTGATCGCCTCGCGCTCCGCGTCTGTCTGATCAAACCACACCACCGGCACTTTGGTTGTCATTCGCTGTCCCCTCACCTGCTTCATTTGCTTCATCTATTTCTTGCCACCGCGCAGGTGGCACATATTGACTGCCCACAATTTTCAATTCATACCAAGTGCGCCCGACGATCACCAGTCCCTCTTTCGCCAAGGCGTTCAAAATATATTTCAAGTGACTGGCTGACGACACCTTGAACCGTTTGATCACCTCAGCCCGATCAGGCAACGCGCCTTGATGATCGATCAAGTATTGAACAAGGTAACGGTAGAGGGCGTGATAGTTTTTCTTGCGTGTGCCTGACATGCCGGTATCTTAGTTCATAACGCCTAAAATGTCCAGTGGCAATTTTAAGCCGTGCGGTAGACACCGCAGCGATGCATTGGCGCAGCGCGGCAAAGAATAACGGCAACGCCTACGGTTGAATTTCAACGCGGCTGGACTAAAATGATGTGGACTATGTGTTCGCATGTGCGACGCGCTGCTGTGTGCTTTTAGCACTGCAAACAATATACCCAAACTGCGCAGCGCGTCCTACCCGTTTTGGGGCGATTTTGGTCCCGCCGTCCAGCCCCTAAACTGCCCGCAGGACGCTTGAGAACCCAAAAGAGCGCCCCTACAGCCCTATCTATATGTAGGAACAGCCCCAAATAAGCGCTGCGCAACGCTGCAAACAACCCCCAAAACTGACATTGTAGACCCCTCTTTTTGCCCAGTTGATAGTTGACATTTACTGTATAAACGTTTATACTGTTTTTGCAACAAGCAATTGCAACGCGCAGATGGATAGCAAGACACACAACGGTTTGGGAACGTAAAAGGAATTTCTGCACAGGTTTCCCACCCGATCTAGGCGCGCAAAAAACAAAATGGAACGGTACTGCGTTTAAGAGTTTGTGTGTTGCGCAGTGCAGCAGGTTGAGGAATGTTTGTGAAGTGCAGATGGCGGTCGTTTTTTCGGGCAGCGCGCCAGCAAGTGCAAAGTAACAAAAAACATTCAACCTAAAGCACAGCGCGTAGAACGCTAAACAAACCACAGGCCACATTTTGAAATAGCAGTTGTGCAAATAGTGTGAGGAGTTGTTAGCATGTGCGAACGGGCTAACATGCGCAGCAGAAAATAATAGCTGCGCAGGATCGCTACACTTGGGGATGAACACGCTCCAGAAAATTGAGAACTGTTTGTGGACTGGGCTACATGCGCAGCAAACAAACTGAACAGCAAATTGTTCGTAACCTCTCAAATCCATTTAGTCCACTCACTGCCGCACTTGTAGAAAGTTTACAAGGCGACAAACAAAACACCTACATCCGGCCAGACCGGTGACATACTTTGCAAATCGTTTGGACTAGAAAATTGTTAGGCGCTGCGGACTGCGAGCAGGTTTGCACACGTTGCAAAATAACTCCGCTGGACAGCTTCAACGTCCGTAACCCGCAGCGCCTAACCCAACGATTGAAAATAAATTTTGCAGCCCGTTCGACGCGCTGCAAAATTTGCGTTCAACCAAATCCAAAACGCAGAACACAGGAGAACAAAAAATGGCACTGCAATCGAAACAAAGCGTGGTAAAGGAAATTACGAAATTGGAATTGAAACTGCGCGGCAAGTTTTTTCAAGAGCGAGGCCGGACGTGGTTTAGCAGCAAGTTGACTCGCAAGCAACGCGCTGACATTGAATGGCGGGTCGCAGTGCATCATCGTTGGTTCGAGATGCACTTGACCGCAGCCGAATACAAAAAACTGAAAGCAGAGTACGGCTGTGAACGCAAAGGCTGCTATGTGTTCGTCACCGCGCAGTTAGAAACAGTGCGCGTGACGATCCCGGCGGCTAAGTTCAGCGGCAAACAAACGCGCGAAAATTTCCAAATCGATTTTATCGAACGCGACTACATGGCAAAGCAAGTGCAACGCACAAGGAGCAATGACATGCACAACAAGGTAATTAAAACCGATCTTAAGACTTTTGAGCGCGACCGAGAAACTGCACTGAAAGAATTTTGCGTTTGGCACAATTTGAAAATTGTCAAACGCTATACGACGCGCACCGAATACGCCGTCCCCAAAGGCAACTTACTGCGCGGCGGCGACACAAACGATCGCGTGCTGATGGCATGTGGTTGCCGATTGCGCTACGAATATTTGAAAGGTTGGCGGTTTGCAGATAAACACGCAGCCCGACATGAAACAAACTGCGCTGACAATGAATTCAACGGTTACGTTTGGTAACCACTCAATCACCTCAAGGAGAAAATAAAATGTCCGACAAAAATTTGAATCAACTATTGAAGAAGGCCGACGAAGCCCGCAGTCAAGTGAACTACTTTACAGACGCCCAGTTAGCTTACCGGTTAATCGCCCGACGCGGCTCCAAAGGTTTTGTGCGCAGCGCGAAAGAAGGTCAAGTGTACGACCAGATGGCGTGCGTGGCAGTGCAATTGAAGAAGGATGTGCTTGCCGGTGACACCACACACATTTCATTGAGCATCGGAGCAGCCAAAGAACTGCGCAGCCAATTGAACACCGCGATCGAGCAGTATGAATTTGCAACGCGACAAGATGACATTGAAACGCGAGCACGCGAGGACGCCAAGGCGGGCTTGAAGCCGCTGATGATTTGGACGGCGATTGTGGAATGGCGACTGTGCGGCAGCAACACTGTAGGCGGCAAAGAAGTGATCGAGCGCGAAGAAGTAGATTTGCAAATCCGCAGCGACGATCGAACGATTGCGCGTGAGGCAATGAAAGAGGAACTGTCGCGCAATTACCGCGAGGGCGGCAAAATTATTTCGATGGGCAAGCGCGGCAACCTGTCCGTTTATCAACTGTAAAAGATTCGAACGCGCTGCGCAGTGCAACGCCCTCACCCACCGGCGAGGAGGCAAGACTTAGGCACTGCGCAGCGCGGGTTATTGTTTTGCCCGCGTGTGCGTTGGCAACGACGCATAGGCGGGCAAGCCGGTAACGGTTTGACTACATTTTGATCGGAGAAAAATAAAATGGCACACCTTGAAAATGAAATCGCTCCACTATCATCTAGCGTAAAAAAGGAAATCAGAAACAAACTCGACGGGCTGGCAGACAAAGTTACTTTCCACCGCGACGGCAGTATCGAGATTCGCTTCGGCTTCTTTTATCGTCACGGCATGACGACCGAGACTTGCAAGAAAAATGTATTGGCCGTCGTGCCCGATGCAAAATTTGTCGAAGATGAATGCTTTGAGAATTGGCAGCCGTGGCCGCGTGACTCTTACTTCAAGATCACCTTCAAGATTTAAGATCAATTCCAAATTTCAATCGGAGGCAGTGACATGATTAAAACAATTCAATATACACTCAGGTTCACTGAGGGCATTGCTTCATCGATGAAGCACCATATAACAATAACGTGTGGGAGTGTAACTGGAAAGGCGACTGTCGAAATTACAGAAACAGATGACGGCCGGCTTGGTGATGGCTCTAAGGAAAATCCGTTCATTGGGCGACTGTTAGAAATGGCGGACGACCATGAAGTGAATCTAAGCGGGCCGTATGACGCACGCGGGAATTTCAGAAACTTGAGCGGCGCACATGAATATGGTTCACCGCGCAATCTGGACATCGAGAAGTAAAATTTCAATCGGAGGCAACGACATGCTCGCTTTACATCGCACGGCCAAGACGCAGCGTCAAACCAACAGCACATTGACGGACTGCGTCGTTAAGACTTTCCTGATCGAGATCGAAGACGCGCTGCGCACTTACTGTCAACAGCACGGCTTCACGATCGACCGGCGCCGGATCGTGTTCATCAAAGAGGCGCGCAACATCGGCGCGCTGACCGTCAACATCGCGCTGGTCAAGCGCGGAGGTCGGCACTTCACGCTATACGAACAAAACGCGCAATGGTGCAAAGTCAACTGAACGACATTCAAATGATCGGAGGATCAAAAATGACTGAGCAAGAAGCAAATCAATTGAAAGCCGTGTTAGGCGGTGAGGTATTGCAAACGGGCGGCGGTGTGTATGTGCTGATCCTAAAAGAAGTCAACCGGCCATACTGCGACGACGCTCGCGTGTTGGTGTTTAGCGGTGAAGTGATTGCGGAATACTTTAGCCGCGAGTTCTTTGACGATGGTATGCAACCAGCCGCAGAGTATGACTTAGACACGGTGGTTAATTATGACCAAAGTTAATTACGATCGCACGGACGTTCGCGCGACGGTCGAAGCAGCGCATCGCGTGATCGGCAGCATCGAAACTTCCAAAGTGAAGTTCGTGTATGCGACGGCCAACGGCTTTGTGGTGTCCGGCGTGAAGCCGCCGATCGCTCAAGACTACTACCGAGTGACGTTCGACCAGCACGAATTGATCACGGCCAACCCGCAAGAGTATTATGCGTTTGGCTTCGTGATCGCCACGGCCAACAACGGCGCGAAAGACACCTGTACCTACATGGGCAATGAAGACACACTCGACAAAGCGATCGAACGGGTGACCGGCGCAGTCATTAGATACATGCGCGAGGGCGTGATTGTTTATCGCGCCGAAGTCAATCGCATGTGCAAGCGCTGTAATTTCACCGGCACGATCGGCAAGATCGGCCACGCGCAGACTTGCCCTAGTTGTCGGGGTGCGCCGTTGATGAAGGTTGAGCGCGTCTTGATCGACTTGCCTTTTACAGCGGGCAAGGTGTGGAATGTAAAGGATTAAATCTGATTCGGAGAAATCGAAAAATGAAACACTCTAAACGTCCAGCACTATTGGCCGCCGCTGAATATCTTGGCACTTACTGCCTGATGCAAATGCAGGTTGAACGCTTGATCGAATTGGTGCGCGAGCATCGGCACACCGACATCACGGCCATCCGTGATCAAAGCCAACCGCGCTGCTTCAAGGTGTCCGTCGCACACAACAATGATTGGGATCGCAATGACTATTTGAATCTGGCCGCATTTGTAGCAAGGGCGGTTACGGTCTTGCCAGAGGCACAGCATGTCGCCTAAAGTCAGAATCGTTCACGTCAAGCGCGGCATGACCGCCGCGAATGTGATCAAGCACCTGCGCGTGATACTCGAAGCGCAGCGCCAGTCGTTGATCGACAACACTGCGCAGGAATGGGTGGAGTATTATCACAACCAAGTCCAGCAAATGATCGCCGCGATCGGCGCACTGGATGGCGGCGCTGATATTGTGACGGTGTTGGCGCAGGTGAAGAAATTTATCAACGGCAACTACTTGAGTTCGATCGCGCGGCTGTATGAAGCCAATCGCTACGGCTTTAAGCCCGACGACAACTGGCAAGTCATTGACGGCGATCTCGTAAGGCAAACCTAATGCCCAATCAAGAACTGTTTCAATGGCTAAGCCAATTTCGCAACACCAGCAACGGCGACACGTTTAGAATCGGTCAAGCCGACTTGATGATTCACTCGCAACGCCACACCACTGATCGCGTGAACTTGGATGAGATCGTGACACGCGATCGAGGCCGCGGCTACGGCGGCACAGCACTGAAAGAATTTTGCACTGCGCTCGATCGTTGCAAAGTGACTTGCGTGCTGGTGTGTGAACCGTTTTCAGTAACGTATCACACGCTTGACGGCGAGGAAGAAATCATCGCGCCGTCGCAGTCGTGGCGACAACTGCAAGCGTGGTATCGAAAGTTTGGCTTCAAGGGCAGCGGCAAGGTCATGATTCGCAGGCCGCAAAGCCAGTTCGCCGAAGGAGATAAAAGATGACGGATGTCGAACAGGACTTGATGGACTATTTACGCAGTGTAAGCGAGATGACTCAAGGCCGATCGCTTGAAGGCGTGGTGTTGAAGCACGTCCGAATCTGCCTTGCACAGAAGTTACCGTCCGGCTGCAAGCGCGGGCCTAAAGGCATGTGCTTCATGAACGCCTACCATCTAGTTTGCTCCAAGCCGGAGTTGTCGTATGTGGAAGGCTTCGCTATGACGGAGGTTGTGCCAATCGCTATTCGGCACGCTTGGGCGGTTGATAAACAAAATCAAGTCTACGACAACACTTGGAAGACAGTCGGGGTGGCTTACTTCGGCATTGTAATGAAGTTGAATCAAGTCAACAAGATAATTTTTGAGACAAAGCGCTACGGCGTGCTGGATTTTTCCAGCGCAGCGTTCCGAAAGATGGTGGAGGTGAAGGATGCCTAAGACGCTTGTTTCATCCCCGCAAGTGGTGCGCTATCAGAAAGAATTTGTCAATCGCACCTGGCGCGTTGTGCCGCACATTTTCGACAACGGCGAAAAGGCTGACGAATGGGCGGCGAGTCACCGCTGGCTGCACTGGGTTGTCCCCGCTGATTTTGGCGGCCACAAAGTTCTCGACGCGATCGATCATCGCGGCGAATAGGAGCCTGACATGAAAAACAAATCAACGCGATCGAGTCCAACGATCGGCGCTTCGACACTGCCGATTAAATATGCCGTGAAAGACGCCGGGCGCGTGCTGCCCTCGACGGTGGCGGCGAAAGTGCAATTGCTGGCTGAGGCGTTCAATCAATCAGCGCGTGAACGCAATGCCAACACGACCGGCTCGATCGTTCCATTGATTGTCAAGTTTCGGTTGCATACAGTGATGGCGCCGATTGTTGGCTACGCAGATGTGCCACTTGACGCCATGCTGTTTCAAGACAATCGAGAAATTAAGCCGATGACCAAAAATCTCGACAGTCGGCGCGGCGACACTTATGCCGTGCGGCTGATGGCGCATGAAGGCAATCACTTTTTGGAAGTGTATCACTACACATGGCAAGCGGAGGTTGAACATGCCTGATCAATTGCGCAAAATAAAAACGATCATCGGCTATACCGCCGACGCCCGCTTTTACGCAGAAGCGAGCGACGAGATTGTCGGCTTCGTCAAACGGCGTTCTGAAATTCCTTCACCGTACCGTTACTCACCAACGCATGAAGTGCTGCTATTCAAGGGCTTGAAAGTCATTCACGTTGAAACGGCACATCGCCGCTATGAAATTTTCGACGTGAGCGATCTGCAAATCTTCGCAACCGAAGACGAAGCGATGAATAGCGCTTGATTGATTGTCAAGAATTGTATAACCATTTATAATAATCCTCGGAGGCATTCCAATATGGACGAAAAATTGTTAGGCACGAATGTAAGCGATCGGCGGATCGGATTTTGTTTGGTCTGCGGCGAGGTCGGCGCAGTGGCGATCGAGATTGGCGGCACACTGATCATCTCGACCAATTATCAAAACATCACCGGCGCAGAACATCCTAACGCGCTGCGCTCGATCGATGTTGATCACGGCAACGGCCAAGCGCATTGTCGGGCCGAAGACTTGGGCTTGCTGGAAATTCACCAGACGGCACAGCTCTCCGGTAGCCACGATCAAACGATCTACAAGGCGATTCAACGCAAGCGACTGAGCGCGACAACTTTGCCGTTCACCGGCAACCGGCAATTTATTGATCCGATCGACTTGCCGCACTACTGGCTGACCGCGAAAGCGGGCCGCCCGAAAGGGCCACGCAGCAAGCCGTATCAATACAAAAAGAAAGAACCGGAGGCTGCTATCGCCAATAAATAATATCGACGCGTTCAAAAAAAGAGTTCTACTATCTGATTCGGAGGAATCGAAAATGTTATCAACAAAATCTGCTCGGCAGGCAGGCGTCCCCCTCATTGTCGTTGAAACCAACGACAGCGCCCAATCGGTTAAAACATTTCGCGCGGAGTTAAATGGTCGGGCTGACACCAGTCCGATGATTTCGCACGATCTAGGCAGCGGCGTGCAAGCCTACAACGACGTTGGCGGAGAATTGCTGCAAACCTTGTGCGGCGACGAAGATCGCACCGGCATGAATCCAGCCACGTTCTTAATCAATGTAGCGAAGCTGCGCAGCCTGGAAGTTGAGCAACCGGTCTATGTGTTGCTGTTCAATCCGCAGTTGTATTGGAACTTGGAGTCCGGCATCACCATTCAGCAAGCGGTCTGGAATCTGCGCGACGTACTCAAGCCCTCGAAATCTCAACTGCTCATGTTCGTGCCGACTGGCACGCAATTGCCCGACGTGTTGAAGTCGGACGTGCTGGTGTTGAAAGACACGCTGCCCACGCCTGCGGAGTTGACCGAGATCATCGAACGCACGCTGAACAGCGCAGTCAAAGCCGGATTGGATGCCAAGAAAATCCCTGATCGCGTGACCATTCTCAAGACACTGACGGGCTTGCCTGCGTTTCCAGCGGAGCAGGTGTTAGCGATGTCCATTAGTCGTGAGGGCGTTGACACGAAAAATTTGTGGGAGCGCAAGCGCCAAGCGATCGAACAAACGCCCGGCCTCAGCGTGTGGCGCGGCGGCGAATCGTTTAACGACATTGGCGGCTACGAGAACGTCAAAGAGTTCATGCGGCGCATTATCGGCGGCCGTGACGCGCCGAACGCGATCGTTTATCAAGACGAGATGGAAAAGTTTTTCGGCGCGAACGTGACCGGCGACAATACCGGTGTCACGCAAGATCAGTTAGGCGTGCAATTGGCTTACATGCAAGACACCAACGCGCTCGGCTGCATGTTCCTCGGTGTGCGCGGCAGTGGCAAGAGCGCGATTGCCAAAGCGATCGGCAACGAAGCTGGCATCCCCACGATCGCGCTAGACTTGGGCGGCATGAAGGCGGGCATCGTGGGATCTTCGGAAGCGCGGCTGCGCAGCGCATTCGATGTCGTTAGTTCAATCTCGCAGGGCCGTGTGTTGTTCATTGCCACCTGCAACTCGGTCGCCACGCTGCCACCGGAATTGCGACGGCGTTACAACTACGGCACTTTCTTCTTCGACATCCCCGACAGCGCCTCGCGCAAAAAGATTTGGGACATTTACAAAAAGAAGTATCCTGAACTGGCGAAAGAAAAAACGCCATCGGACGAAGGCTGGACGGGCAGCGAGATTCGAAACTGCGTGATGATTGCGTGGAACTTGAAGATCACGCTGCTGGACGCGGCCAAGTACATTGTGCCGGTGACCGTTAGCGACGCAGTGGCGACCACGCGCCTGTTAGAGAGCGCCAACAATCGGTATTTGGATGCGTCGAGCGCGGGACTATTCCAATACAAGTCGAAGTCAAAGAGCAGCGCAGCCAATTCGGGCGAGCGCAAAATGGAGTTGGATTAACATGCCTTGCGATACAGTTCAAATCACGGGAATTCAATTAGGCAAAGTCGATGCCGCGCTGCTGGAAGCAGCGATGGCGAGTTTGGACTATCAACGCTATCAATGGAAGTTGATCGGCGAAGAAGTGCAAGTGCGCGGCCAGCGGCTGACCGATGAAGATATTTCAGCGGTCAAGGTGGCGTATTCGCAGCAGGTGGTGAAGCAGACGGCTAATAAGTTTGGCTGGCAGTTGAAGCAGATTAGCCCGACGCAGTTTGTGGCGGTGAAGCGATGAACGGCGACGAAATCAAGATTGAGATTCTCGCAGACGGCACGATCAAGATCGAAACCGATCGCATCGGCCCCGCCAATCACTTGAGCGCCGAACGCTTCATCAAAGAAGCGCAGCGCTTGGCAGGCGGTGCGACTAAAATCACCCGCAAGGTTGGCAAATTCTTGCGCGGTCAACACGATCATTCACATACTCAAACCGGAGGGCATTGAGAGCATGGCAAACAAAACAGCAACACCTAAGAAATTGAGTCGGCAGGTTATCCGCAGCGTGGAGCAGGCTTTTGGCGAAGCCGACAAACCAAGCGGCAGTCAAACGATCGGTCTCGACGTGTTAGCGAACGCGGCGTTATTCACGTTCACTTTTCACCGCTGGGGCAATCGGCGCAAAGCCGACACCACGCCCGAAGGCGCGATCGATGACGAAGACAAGGCGAAGAAGCGCGTGCGATCGACGCTGCGCTTAATTGAGAGCGAAGCGTACGATACCATCAATAGTTATATCAACGAAGCGCGGCAGTGGCTATTGGGGCGGTGTATGCCGTCCTACATGGTCAAGGGCGTGTTTTTCGTTAAGTTGGATCAAGTCGAAACGTTTGAGGCGAAGATCGCGGAAGTGAAAGAATGGATGTCCAAGACCGGCTTGCCGGATTTGCTGAGCGACTATGAGCGCGCCATTGATCAAGCGGAAGTAGACTTGCGGGCGGTGTCTCGCACACTGCGCAGCGCGGAGTTATTCAATCGCGCCGATTATCCCAAGCCAAACGACTTGCGGTCGCGCTATTATGTGACGCACAACTGGATGAGCTTCGGCGTGCCGCAGAACTTGCCGCTGAAGATACGCGAGCAGGAAGAGACGAAGATCAAAGCCAAGTTCGAAGACGCAGCCGCCGAAATTACCGAAGCGCTGCGGGCGGCTTTCAACGAACTGCTCACCACGGCGACGGCGCGACTGACCGCCAACCCCAACGGCAAGAAGATGATCATTCGATCGGCGCTGGTCGACAACTTCAACGAGTTCATCGAGACGTTCAACGCGCGGAACTTGACCGACGATCGACAGTTGGAACAACTGGTTGAGCAAGCGCGAGCATTGATGAAGGGGGTCAGCGCCGAAACACTGCGCACGCGCCCGACGGTGCGGCGCAGCGTGGCCGCGCAGTTGTTAAACTTGCAAGCGGCCGCAAAAGAACTGGTCATCGAGCGACCGGATCGAAAATTCGACTTTGATGATGAGGAATAAACATGCCAACTGTCAGTGACGCCAAACAAGATGAAGTCTGGCAGCACTTGATGCAGTTGCCTGCGTCACACCGCCCTAACGGTGTGACGCAGGCCAGGCTGGAACGCATCAAGGCGCAGGTCTACCAATACCCGTTCTTCTGGCAAGATGTCGTCGTGCGACATGGCTTGCTCGATCGAACGCCGGAGCAACTGAAAGCCGCTGATCTCGCGGCCTACGAACACATGCTCGGCAATGCGTGGGGCATGATAGCGACGCTGGTGCAGCAAATGCTGCTCGCGCCGGAGCAGCCCGAGGTGATTAAGGAGCAGCATGAGCAAAGAGATAGTGCGCAGTGTGCGGCTTTGGAATAACACCGATCGGCACGACAAGGTGTACGAGATCGATCTGGTGCAGCCTGACGGATCGAAAAATCTGTATGAAGTGCAATTCCGTTACGGGCGGCGCGGCACCAATTTGCAAGTCGGTGTGAAGGTGCGCGACGTGTCGCTGCTGAAAGCCGAAGCCGTTTACGCTGACCTGTTAGCAACAAAGCGCGGGCGCGGATATGAAATCTTGGCTTACCAATCGGTATCCAGCCTCGGAGAAGCCCGCGCTGAGCGAGTTGAATGGACAGGCGAAACGCTGGCAGATAAATCCGAGAAAGCCGCACGCGAAATCTTGGCACAACGGCAGCGTGAGAGAATCACTGAAATAAACCGGCGCGGAATCAAGCGCTCATTAAGCGACGAAGACATTCTTCTGCGGCGCGTCACGCAAACAACGCAGGCCAAGCCAGCCGCCAAGCCACCCGCAGGCAAATCGAACACGACTAAACCGATCGGGCCGACCGAGCGGAAATTTACTTTTGACGACGAGGAGTAGGACATGGATCAAGAACAATTGATAGAAGAAATTAGAGTGTTGGCACTGGCCCGCGAAGAACTCGCCAAAGCCAAAGATAAAGCCAAAGCGCAGCGCGAGGCGTTCGATCAATCGCTTGAGCGGCAGGCAATGCTTGCACAGCAAACCATACTGGAAGCCAGTGTGACAAACATCGAAGCCGAGTTGCGCAATGAAATGGCGCGGCACTATCAAGCCACCGGCTTCAAGTCGTTGGCGGATGGCGCGTTAGGGATTCGCGTGTCGAAGGCGTTTCACTATACGCCCGACGAAGCGACGGCGTGGGCCAAGTCAAACGCGCCGGTGCTGCTGGTGTTGGATCAAAAGGCGTTCGAGAAAATGATCGGCAGTCTGGAGCACAAGCCCGCTTTCGTGATCGAGACGCCGGACGTGAAGGCGACGATCGCTACCGATTTGAGCAAGTATCTTAAACCCGAAGGAGGTGAGGCTGGCACGAACACGCAAGCAACGAGCGACTAATTGATACCGATCGGAGGATAGTATGGCAAGAACTTATGTGCAAGACAGAACCAAAAAGCGTCGCGTGAGTGTGTGGCAAGACGACGGTCGCACGGCCTCAGCGCATGCCGCCCAGTGGTGTGTGTGTGGTTACTGTTGGGGGCCGGTGGTGGAACGCTACGACGAGGAATTGAAGCGTTGGTATGCGTCCTGTTCGAATGAACTGCATCGCGGCTTTCACCACTTCGTCTTTGTCGAGCGCACGAAATCGGCGCACGCGCTGGAGGTGCTGGAAGTCAAGCACTTCTATTCGCGGACGCCGCTGGCCGCTGCGCTCGGCTTTGAACCACCGCTGACCGGCGACGCGCTTCAAGCCCGATTGAAGCAGAACAAACAAGTATTGGGCCAAAGTGATCTCAACCTAGGAGCAAATATAAATGAGTAAAGGACCCGTAAGAATGGCGCTGCGCGGAGAACGGCAAGTCGGTGATCCGTTTCCAACGTTCGCTAATATCCGCAAAGGCGCGCCTAAGATCGATCGTGTAGATGGGGCCAGCGGCCGCGGGTATCAAGTGGTCGGGCCGAACTTGAAGCACTTTCGATTCACCGCGTTCAATGAAACGAACGAGCGACTGGTCGCGTTCATCAAGTCGTTGGGCGATGAACCCAATCACATCCCGTTCTACTTTCCAGCGCGGGCGATCGACAACAACTTCATGTTCCGCAATGAAGGCTATCGCGGCAGCGTGATGATTCACCGCTGCATGCCGGACGAATCGCGCTTGGTGCTAACGGACTTGAATCCCAAGACGTTTGCGCAGCGCGTCAAGCAAGGCAAAAGTGTCGAGACTGGGCAGCCGGTGCAGTGCGAATGTCCTGAGCAGCCGTTGTATCTGGATGGCAAACAGAAGCCGGTCAATTGCAGTCCGGTGGTGCGAATGCGAATCATGATTCCAGGCCAAGGCGAGATCGGCGAGCCCGGCTGCTTTCAGGTGTTGAGCACGTCGGCGTATGACGGTATCTACCTCACGCGCCAACTTGAAGGCTTCTACGAACTGTTGACGATGAACGCGCAGATGGAAGCCAACGGGCTGCGCGGCGTGCCGTTCTACTTGAATCGCTCGATGCGCCCGATCAAATATCGGGACGACAGCGGCAAGCTGATCAGCCGCGAAGAGTCTTTGCTGTGGCTGGAAATCGATCCCAAGTTCGGCGCGACGCTGCTCGATCGCATGGTGCAAGAAACACTGGCCGCTGTGAAAGATCAGCCGGTGTTGATGCCTGCTTCAATCGCCGACGAACTGCCCGAAGGGGGCGGACACACCGACAACGAAGAACTGTTGAGCATCGTTAGCGGCAGCACAGACAGCGCCGACAGTGCGCCTGATCTGGATTTGACGACGCCGCCCGCTGAGCCGCAACAAACCAAGCCGCCGACCACGCAAGCGGTCGCAGTGCGCAGTCCGCAGCCCCCGCCCGTCGAAACGGCCTATGCCGCTGATGACTTACCGGGCAACGGTCAAGGCTTTCTCGACTGGCTCAAGGAAAAGAAGTTCAAAGGGGAGTGGGTGGTCAAGGTGTTAGGCATGGATGCCAAGAAGTATCAGCGCGAGCTGCAAGTCGATTGGCGCACGATCGCGCAAATCTTAGTCGACGCGAAAGCGAAGGAAGCGACCACGCCGAAGTAAGCCGCAGGATGAGGTTGCCGGAACACATTTCAACGCAGCCGATCGACGGCAACTCGATCGGCTGCATCAAATTTAATCGGAGAACAATAAACGCATGGAAAAGAAAATGGAAAAGAAAAAGGTAGTAGTGAAGCAGGTAGTGAAGCAAGCGCCGAACTTCTTGACTGTCGATCAGATTCAAACGACCGGCGATCAAGTTTACTCGCGCTGGTGCAAAGGCGTGATCGACGGCACGCCGTTTGATTTGCTGGCCGCGCAGTTGGCTGTGGAGTTTGTGCCGCAAGTCAAGAAGGGTCAAAAGGCGACGGCGATCGAACAACTGCGCGACGCCTTCAAAGAGATGTGGCAGGCGCGCAATCGCAGCGACCGTGCCGTGTACGATCTCGTGTTGGAAGAATGCGTGTTGGTGCAGTTGAATCCGGCACTGGCAATGGAACTGGCAGGTGTGGCATGACGGCCAGCAAACAAGGCACACTGACTGACATTCGGCGCGAGTTGATCGATCGCAACCCCGACAACATGCGCAAGATTTTCGATGAAGCGAAGTTGCAGGAACTAGCGCAGTCGATCAAAGAGCACGGCTTGAATACGCCAATCGTGGTCGCCGAGCGCGGCGATCGGTACATGCTGATCGCCGGTGAACGGCGCTTCCGCGCGGCCACACTCATTGACCTCGACGTGCTGCCTGCTTTCGTGAAGGTGGGGCTGGACGATAAGCAAATCGCTATCGCATCAGCGGTAGAGAATTTGCAGCGCGAGAATTTAACGAGGGGCGAGGAAGCCCAAGGCTTCGAGCAGTTGGCGCTCAAGTTTGAATTAAGCGACGAAGACATCGCAACGTGGCTGAGCAAGCCAGTCGATCACATTCAAACGGCGCGCTCGCTGCTGGTGCTGCCCGCCGATGTGCAATTGCTCGTCGGCGAACAGGCGGGTCAATTGCCGCTGCGCTTGGCGAAGATGCTAGTGAAGATCGCCGCCCGTATGCCGGTCAAGACTCTGCGCAAGGCAGTTGAAGATATGTTGGCTGCGCCGGATGCCGAAACGTGGCAAAACAGCGCGAATCAAATCTTGTTGAACGTGCTGGCTAAACACGCCGACGAGTTGCAGGGCACGCATCAAGGTGGTTGGGATTTGAGTTGGCCGAAGAAGCCGATCACGATCGAAGATAAGCAAGGCGAGCTGGTCATTCCCGCGTGCAAAGGTTGTGAGCAATTGATCGAGGTTGGTCGAACTGGCAACTTCTGCGCTCTCGCCCGCTGCTTCAAGGCTAAGCGCGAACAGTTTGCGGCGGCCGAGATACAACGCATCAGTGAGAGAACGAAAGTGCCGGTCGCGGTCGAGAAAGAAAAGGTGACGATCCTCAAAGTCGGCTATGGCGAAACGGATGCCATCCGGCGCATGATCGACAGCAAAGCCGAGTTCCTGCGCATCGTGCCGAGTGACGGCAAGCAATCGCGCGATTACTACGCCGAGAACTTGATCGGGTCGCGTTATGCCGATCTCGCTGTCACAGACAAGGCGGCGTATGAGGCTGCGCTGAAAGTCAAGCCCAAGAAAGAAACCGGCACGTCAAAGGCCAAGACCGAATCACCCGCCGCCTTAGCCAAGCAACAAAAGATCAATCGCAACATCAAGTCGATCGCCAATAAAGCGATGAAAGACATCGACTGGCTGGCGCTGCATACCGCGGAGACAGTTGCGCCGCAGATTCAAATGAAGGGCAAGACGCTGGAACTGTTCAGCGTGTATGTGGCCCATCACGAGCAGGACTTCATGCGCGGCTGGCCGGAACTGGCGGCGATCATCGACTTGAAGAACGCGGCCATCGGCAGCGCAACGAAAGTCGAGCAACGCGAAACGCTCCGCCGTGAATTGATCTTGCTGCATCTGATCGGTTCACTGATGGGCGGGTATGGCGATCGTTGGCACAAGGATTGGGCCAACGCACAGAAGAAGATCGAGGACATGATTGCAGGCGACATCACGCATCCGGTTCACGATCGCAGCAGCTGGACCGAAGGTATGGGCTTGAAGTTGATGCCTAAGTGGAACGTGGCACCGATCCACCGCACCGCGTTCAATTGCTGGAAGTGCGGCAAGTTCGTCAGTGGCGACCACATTACCAAGCGCGACAGCAGCGAGGACGGCTGGAGCATCGAGTATGCCAAAGACGGCAAAACGGTGCTCAATGTCACATGCGGCGATCATCAACCGCTGCTGATGAAGCAAGCCAAAGCCGAGGCAACGACGGCCAAGAAAGGCGCGGCTAAGAAAACGGCTGTCAAGAAAACGGCTAAGCCGATCGGCAAGGTGAAAGCCGGTGCCAAGAAGAACAAGGCGCTGGATGTTGAAGCCGAAAACGAAGACTTCGAAACGAAGCGGCGCACGGTCGAAGTGCAAGATGACGAGGCCGACGAGATAGCGAGTAAAGACAATGCCTAGTCTGATAACTGGCAGCGAAATGTTGGCCGCGATCGTGCCCTGCGACCCCGACAATCTGTTTTTCGAGCCAGCCGATCAGACGTGGCACGCTCGGTGGATCGATACGCCCACGCTGCTGGAAATGGAAACCTTGTCCCGCACAGCGGGCGTGGAGATTGTGCAAACAACCGACCACCCTTTCATGCCGGAAGGCATCCTTGTGCGCTTCACATATGATCCAGACGCAGCCCGGCTTGATCCGGCTGAGCTGATGCAAATGGATTAACGCGGAGACTCCCGCGTCACTTAAATAGTTAGCCGCCGAGTCTGGCGGCCAACACACACTCTATCTGCATAGGAGCAGACCACCAATGACCGACAAGAAAGCAACACCGCAACCGACGAAGAAAGCCAAGGCAACGAAGGTCAAGATCACGCCGATCAAACACACCGGCCTGGTGAGAGGCAAAACGGTGCTCGACGCGAAACAAAAAGCCGTAGCCAACAAAGCGAAGACGAAGCGCCAGGCGCAGCAAGTCAAACAGCACGCGGCGAACGCGCTGCCGAAGATCAAATCGAACGGTCGGACCTTGCCCGTGATGAAGTCGCTAGTCAAACCCGCGGCGGCGGAGATCTCGAAGCAGATTGCGGAATTGAAAGCGATGAAGCCGGACATCCCGCCAGCGACGGCCTTTGGCAATGACAATCACGCCGCGATCGACGCACAGATTCAAGTGCTTGAAAATCCTGCGATGACCGAGAGCGAGATTTACGATCGCTGGCCGGACGAGGACGAAGACGGCCGCGATCAAATCGACTTGCGCGACAACGCGCTGTCGGCCTATAAGTGGCTGAACGCGATTGACGACGGTGCGGGCAATGAATCACCGGCGCAGTCGTGGCGAGCGCTGGTCGGGCTGACGATCAAGCCGATCGAAATCGAAGACAGCGGCCTTTCGTTTTAATTGAGCAAGTGACTGCGCTGCCGATCATTACGGCAGCGCAGTCACTCTTAGGAGATCATGGCTAACAAGAAACGCTATCGAGATCATGCAGTGATGGCAAAGTTGTACGAAATGAAAGTGAAAGACTTTAGCGAGGCGGAGTTGAAACGCGCCTTTGCGGGAGTAGTCGGCTTTGAAGCGTGTATGAAACGAACTCGCCGCATGATTGATCAAGGCTTAACTATTCGCGAACTGTTTAGAACAAAATGGTACGAAAAAAAAGAATACACTCGAATCGAATAATAGGAGACGCACATGCAAATGAAGATCAGAGTCAATCCAGATACGGTCTTTATCGGTCAAGGGGTGTGGGTGACGGTGTGGCTGACTGACATCCGGCCCGCCGATGTGTCGCCCAAAGGCGAAATATACCGCGTCGCGCTGCATGGCGAGCATTTGACCATCCGCGACGCGCTGCTCAACGAGCAGGCTTGGCAAGACAGCACCTTGATCGTCTACCACGATCAGGCGTTTGTCTTTAACGTGATTCCTGATCGCGCCGGGCAACATGTGATCACGGCTGATCTGTTTTGGGCGCAGCATTTCTTAGCCAGCGTTCAAACAGCAATTGAAGTTCATTCGGAGGAATGAAGATATGCTAACCAAGAAAATGAAATTTGACGAAGATGTATTAGATGTGCTCCGCGCGATGACGTGGAGCGACGACGGCTTGTTAGGCAAAATCGTTTCGCAGCTCGATCGCGGACTGTATATGAAGGTGAACAAGGCACTCGACGCGATGGGCGGAAAGTGGAACAAGAAAGCGGGCGGGCATGTGTTCGCTAGCGATCCGCGCACCAACGTCGAAGGGTTGATCGCCTCTGGCGTATTGGTTGTCGAGCGCGATGGCTTCTTTGAAACACCGCGAGCAGTAGTTGAACGAATGCTTGAACTCGCGCCGTTGAGCCGCGCGACTCAACTGATCATGGAGCCGAGTGTTGGGCGCGGAGCAATCTTAAAAGTGCTGCTGGAGCAACCGCACAGTGAAGTGCATTTGTTTCAGGTGCTGGAAAAGAACGAGGTCCGACGCGCCTACATCGCGCAGACCTTCCCTGATGTTGAAATCGTTGGCACCGACTTCTTGAAGTATCAATTGCCGCGCTATCAAGACGACAACGAAGTGATGTGCTACGCCGATCGCATTTACATGAACCCACCGTTTGAAGAATTGCAAGACATCCGGCACGTCGGTCAATACGCGGCTTGTGAAGATCGAAAGGAAAATAGCATGAATGACGCGACACTGCTAACCTTGATTGGCGAACGGCCAACTCAGGCGCCGGAAGGCTGGCTGATCTTCAATGCCCCTCGCCCGCTATATGGGCAGTTGGAATGGCAAGGCGATTTCAAACACGGCCTTTTCTATGTCGCAGTCGATCCGGCTGATGAATTCTCCGCAGGCTTCATTTTTGAGAACCTGCGCAACGATGCCTATTTGCTGCGTTATGCGTCACCCGTTGAAGTGATGGAGTGGGCCAAGAAGTTTGCCGCTGACCATCAAGTAGACCTAGCAGACTTCGAGCAGCGGGACATCGAGAACTCGTGGCGCAACTCGCATCCGGCGCTGGTGCGGTCATACGATCCGAGTCTGCGCAAAATAACAGCCGAGCAATTGCTGGCCTTGTTCGAGGCAGCGACGTGATCGCCGAAGAGTCTGCGCGAGTTAAGCCGCAGCGGCGGTCGATCGTCAAGCGCGAAGAAATCGTGAAGTTCATCGCTGACTATCAAGACTTTTGGAAATATCCGCCGACGTTCGAGGAGGTTACAGTCGGCTGCAATCTCTCTACGAAGTCACTAACGGACTATCACTTGCAAGCGCTGGCGGCTGAGGGGCGCGTCACTTGGCAGCATTATATGACCCGCACATTGCAAGTCATCGAGCCAGTGCCAACGAGCAAAAGTGTTCAATTTTGCTCGTTGAAATTAAGGGTTGACAACGGAGGCGATCAGGCACTATAATCATTGCACAGTGAACACGCACTGCGAAACGCCCGTTTTGTTTTGGGGTGGTTGAATGCGTGTTCATTCAATCAGTCCAAACCAAATCGGGCGTTTCGCATTCTAATCCTAAGCACAGGTGAATCTATGGAAGCAACAACAATTCAAAAGAAGATGCACGGGACACACCGCACGCGCAACTGGGCCAAGAAGCGCAAAGCCGAATATCTCGACGGCGATGAGTGGTTGGTCACGGGCGGCCTGAAAGAACATCGCGTCACGGCCGGTGTCTACAATCGCCCCGAAACATTCAAATGCGATTGTGACGGCTGGCCGAACGCAAAGGGCGGCGCGTGCTGCCATGTGCTATGCGTCATGGAGGAAATGTAATGACGAGCAGCAACCAGCAACAAATTTTTGCCTTGATCAAAGCGATTAGCGGTCAAGCGAACATCCTCACCATTCCCGTTGTCTTTGTGAAGATGCTGAAAGGCAATCACCGCGCAGCCCTGCTCCTGAGTCAATCGATCTATTGGAGCGATCGGAGCCATCAGGCTGATGGCTGGTTTGACAAATCGTTCAGGGAGTGGCTGGAAGAAATTGGTTTGAATCAGCACGCGATCGAAACCGCTGTCGCCCACTTAAAGAAGTTTGAAGTCCTCGAAACAAAGCTAGGGCGCGTCGGCCAACGTGACACCACGTTCTATCGTCCGCAACTGGAAAAGATTGCTGAAATGGTGCAAGCCACCTTAGCGGAATCCGCTAAGGTCACCCTAGCGGATTCCGCTAAGGTACATAAGCGGAAAACTATAACGTCTACAATAGAACATAGATCACAAACAGAGATTAAACAACAAGCCGCTGCCGCGGCTGATGTGCCGGTCAAGCCAGTCGAGCCAGTCGAGCCAGTCGAGCCGCAGCGTGATCTCGTTTGGGAAGCACTGTTCCAACTTGTGTACGGGCAGCCGTATCAGCCGAAGGTCAGCAAGATCGGTAAAGGTGATTCCGGCAAGCTGGGTAAGCTCAAGCGCGAGGTGTTAGAAGTGGAATTGACCGCCGATCAGATTCCGTTAGTGTGGAAATGGTGGCAGCGCTTCGATTGGCGCGTGCAGGCAGTCAAGGCGCGTAATCTGCAAGCAGGCAAACAGCGCCGCGCCTTAGAACCGATCCCGCGACCGAAGATCACACAAGTCAGCGAAATTTTAAGCGCCGCCGCGCTGTGGATTAAAGCCGGTGCGCCCGAAGGAGGTATCAGTGAAGAAACACCTAACGCCGGAAGAAGCCCAGCGCCAGGCGCAAGCGGCACAGACGCTCGAATTACAACGGCTGTCCAAGTTATCCAGCGAAGAGCTGCGGAACGAGCAGCAAAGGAGTTGCCTGTTTTGTAACGAACTCTTGACGCCGGTGCCGTTCGATTATCTTTGGCGTGGAGCGCCACGTCGCACGTGGCTATGGCCGCCGTGTCAATGCGTAGGCGCACAGCAGGATCAAGCGCAACAGGAGCAGCGCTTAAAGCAAACCGCCGAAGCCGAAAAGAGAACGGAATATGATTTGCAACTGCAACGGGCCGGACTCACCGGCTTGCTGCGGGACTGGACCTTCGACACTTATCAAGATCGGCCTAAGTTTCCAGACGCGGCTAATGTTCGTTCTCGCGTGCGACTATTCGCGCAGTCGATCGAAAGCGTCAGCCCACAGCAACACCTCAAACCGTGGCTCATTCTGTATGGCGATTATGGCTTAGGTAAATCGCACTTAGCCGCAGCCGTCATTCGGCAATTGGTCGATCGCAATTACACCGGCTGCTATTTTCGGGCCTGGACGAGTTATCTCAAGCGCCTTCAAGCCTCGTGGGATCGCAAAGCGCGCGAAGAGAAAGGCGAATCCGAAACTCAAATCCTGGCAGAACTAACGCGCGGGCGCGTGGTCGTCATTGACGATCTGGATAAAGTGAACGCGACGGAGTGGACCCGCAGTAGTCTGTACCTTGTGCTGAATAAACGCTACACCGACAATGCCCCCACGATTCTCACTTTCAACCACGCTTTAGGCGATCGAGCGTTGCTGGATTACGTGGGTGAGGCCGTAATGGATCGCATCATGCAGCACGCCTTCGACCTGATCGAATTTCGAGGCGAATCTTTTAGAATTCAATCGGAGGATTGAAAACATGGAAACCAGTATAGCCCCAGTTGAACTTGCCTGTGCGACCGACAAAGAACGCGCTGGCTTGAAATATGTGCAAATTGATCCGCAACGGCAGCGGTTAGTCGCCGCTGATGGCTTTATCATGGCGATTGCACCGATGCAATTAGAAGACAGCGAGTCGCTGCCCGCGCCACGTTTAATTCACGGCGACGTGTTGCGATCGCTGCGCCGGACGTCGCGCAAAGCACCGATCGTCAAAGGTCTGCGCAAAATTGGCGTCTTGCAGGATCAAGCCGCGCTCGATCTGTCCGGTGAAGCCGTGCCGGGTGGCAATCCGTTTGCCGGTGAAGACGTGCGCTTTCCGGCAATCGACTACATCACGAAATCCGCACGTGGCGCACGCTTCGCCTTTGCCCTTGACGTGAATCGGTTGCAGCAATTGGCTCAAGCCATTAGCACGCCCACCAAGACCAAGCGCGGCGAGCATGAGAAGTTGATCGTGCAATTGTATTCTACGGATTTCAAATCGATCATCGTGGTCAAGCCCAACGATGACAACGGGGCAGTGGGCATCATCATGCCCGCGCACGCCAAAGGAATTGTCGGCGGTGAAGCCGTGCGAGGCTTAGAGTTAATTCTGCCGTTGGAGGTGAAAGTCTAATGGACTGGAGCAATTGGAAGCCAACTAAAGCGCGGATCGAATCTGAACACGGACGCCGCCAGCAATCGAGCAAACTGGCGACCGTGTTGATCGTCGTATTTTGCGTGGCGCTGTTCGGCCTGTTAGTTTTGATCGCCGTTGGCGTAGTGAGTCTGCCCCAATGACACCTCGACCGAAGAAAACACCCGCCGAAGCGATTCAAAAAATACGGGGCAAGCGCAGCCCGAAGACGTGGAAGCAAGTGGCGGAGATCATCGAGCAGCGCGGCCACTTCCCCCAAGGCAAATTCAACGTCGGTTACCTGCAACAAATCATGGAGGGCAAGCGCGACGCCAACAACGAAATCCGCATGGCACTGAACTGCGAACTGAAAGACGCGCCCGGTAAGCCGTGCGGCAAGAAGATGCCCGATGGGACGCGCTGCATTCTCAATCACGGATCGAGGCGGCATCCTAAGTTGATCGATCAAGCCGCGCCGATCAAGTCGCGTGTAACGCTGGACACATTGCGCAGCACGCATGAGATCGCAATTACAGCGAACTCAACCGGCGTATTCGTGAACATTGCCGACGACAGTTATGGCGCAAGGCAATTCGATTCATGGAGTGCGGCGATGCACTGGATCACGCACGACTGGGCGCAGGAGAAAACGAAGTGAAATACGAACTCGCGCTGCAAGTGGCCGATGACATGATCACTCGCCTTGCGCCATACTGTTGGCGGATTCAAGTGGCAGGCAGTGTGCGACGGCACGAACCCGAAGTACATGATGTCGAGTTGGTGATCGAACCTAAGTTGATCGCACCGCTTGATTTTCTGCCAATGTTTACCGCAGCGGATGACCCTTTGGTTAGCGCATTGACTACGCCGTTGATCGCGTCACTTGGCAAGATCAAACTCAACGGCGATCGATTAAAAAAGGTGTGGCTTAGCTGCGGTATCTACCTCGAATTGTATGTGGTTCTCAAGCCCGCGCAATATGGAAACATTTTAAGCATCAGGACTGGCCCGAAAGAATACAGTCATTGGCTGGTCACTCCCAAAGCGCAAGGCGGCGCAATGCCAGGTTACCTGCACGAGCAAGACGGCCGGTTACTGCGCATCGACGACGGCACGGCGCTCAACACACCCAACGAAAAAGACTTCTTCGATGCGCTGGGTGTGCGGTATCTACCGCCCGAAGAACGAAAAGCACCGGAAGAGTTTGTAAGGCGCATGAAGCGCAAACTGAAAGATCAATCGGAGGATTGAACATGAAAAAGAAAGTAAGTTCAGCCACACCGACGCCCGGCAGCGTCGAGGAAGTCCCAGAATCGATCGTGCTTGAATGCAAGGCCAACGGCTCGGATGCAGTCTACTCGATGCAACTCGTGAAGGCTAAAGACGGCTGGTTGGTCAATTACCAGAACGGGCGGCGCGGCGATGCTCCCACGACCGGCACCAAGACACGCCTGCCGATCCCGTATGCGCAAGCGCGATCGATCTACACCAAGACGATTCAGGAAAAGACTGCGCCAGGCCGCGATCGAGTCTACATCATTGCGCAAGGCTACGGCGCAGGCTTAACCGCTGCGCCGGTGTTGCCTGCATCCGACAAAGTGCAGACCGGCATCCTGCCACAGAAACTAACCGACATCGACGAAGCGACTGCGCTGCAAATGATCGTAGGTGGCGGTTACGGACTGGAAGAAAAACACGATGGGGTAAGCGTGCGCATTTGCAAGTCAGGCGGCGTGATCACCGGCATCAATAAATTAGGACTGGAGCGGCCATTGCCGGAATGGTTGATCGCTGAGTTTAAGACTGCGCCTGCGTTTATCATCGATGGCGAATTGTTTGAAAAGCATTACATCGCCTACGATCTGCTGTCGCTCGAAACAGAAGACTGCCAGAGCGTGTCTTTCAAGCATCGACACGCGGCGTTAGTGCGCTTCATCGTCGAACATAAGCAAACACGCAAGGTGTGGCCGTCGGAATTGTTCACCGAAAACTTGACGCAAAAGATCGAACAATTCAAGATCGAGAATGCCGAAGGCGTGGTGCTGAAAGACTTGAACGCGCCGTATTACAGCGGACGCAAGGACGGCAATCAATTCAAGTTGAAGTTCAAAGCCAGCGCTTCGGTCGTAGTCGAGCAGATCAACGACAAGCGCAGCGTGCGAGTGATGGTGCGAACTGACGGCAATAGTTGGCGCGTCGTCGGCAACGTCACGATTCCGGGCAAGCAAGCCATCCCTTTAGCGGGATCAGTCATTGAGTGCGAATACCTATACGCTTTCAAAGAAGGCAGTCTATATCAGCCGGTTTACAAAGGCATCCGCGAAGATGTGCTGCCAGAAGAATGCACGATCGATCAATTGAAATATAAACGAGAGGCCGCAAATGAATAACGATCGTCCGTCGTTCCGAGTGCCGACTAACGGCATCGCCAATACCGACCCACTCGACATGTCGCAAGACGTGTTCGAGGAATGGGCGACGGTGCTAGAATGCAGCAATCCAGCGGCGATTGCTCAATGGCGAAGAAAGCGCATCGCTGCGGGCAAGTTGTCTGATGCCGCCTTTGAGAATCTTATCACCGAGGCTCGCATAATTCGAGGCGACATCATGCTGGCCGGGCAAATGGCAACCAAAAGCCGCGTGGAAGATGTGCTGATGCTGCGCTATAGTTTCGATCGTGGCGTGGCCCACATGATTCTAAACACGATCGAGCAGCGCAACTTGAAACCGTTGACTGTCGTGAAGCAGGAATGGAGCGAGGTGGCATGACCCAAAAGAAACAAGCGCTCTCGAAGAATGCGCAGCAAGCTGCGCTGGTCGCTGAATTGAAAAGGCAAACTGGCCTCGATATTCAAGTGGGCGACATCTTCATCGATGATGACGGCCGCTACCTGAAAGCCACGGCGTTGCTGCGCGAAGGCAAAGAGATCAAAGTAAAACTGGAAATCTGCGACTCGCGCGGCAAGATCACGAGCAGTTGGGGTACGATCGAACTCTCGCGCTTCGTGCATCGAGAATATATCAAGGTCACTGAACCTATTGAAGACTTGGAAGCGCAGGCCATTGCAGCGCTGAGCAATCTGGATCAGTTTGACGAAGAAAAGATCGAAGCCGACGACACCAGCACGGCTTTAACCACCGCGCAAGACAAGAACGCCTTGATCGGTATGCGCGATCGGATGCAAGAGCGACGCGACCTGGTAGCGAAGATGGAAGCCGTGATCAAGCGCAAGATGAACGCGCTGAACAATTACGTTCAAGCCATGCAGGAAAAGATCGAAGCCGCGCAAAAAGTGATCGGCGCGTTTGAAGTTTATCTCGGTGTCTATCAAGACATCGTTCAAATCCGGGAAGGCGCACTGGCACCGGCGACCACCCCGATCGCGCTGCGTCAGCAAATTCTCTACATGGACGAAGAAGCCGGAAACTACGAAGACGGCGGCATCGACTTCCAACGCATTGAAGATTTCGATCACTGGATCGTGCAACCGGCCAACCTGCACAGAGTTTTACCCGAAACTAAAGGCGTGGTGGCAATTCGGATTTCAAGACAGAAGCGCAACTACTCAAACAGTCCGTGGCTCAATGCCAGCCTGAACGCCAAGAACATGCTGGCGTATCTGCTGATTCGCAACGGCGATCGATTGCTGCGCATTTGGCTCGACCTAACTTTAGATAAACGCCTGTACCCCTCGATCGATGAAATGGAATCGATCCGGCGCAGCATTGAAAAAGACTGGGGCTTCACTGCCCGCGATGCGGGCGACAAAGAATTTGACTATAAGAAAAACGTGTTGATCTTGCAAGGCTTGCTCGATCGCACTGAGGTTTTTCAACCGCTGCCGATCGTGATCAACTTGTTGGGCGCAGGAGCATAGTCACATGAAGGCATTGAATCTGTACGCAGGCATTGGCGGTAATCGGCGGCTCTGGTCTGACGTTGAAGTTACAGCCGTCGAATACAATCCAGAGATAGCCGAAGTTTACAGCGACTTGTACCCACAAGATAAAGTCATCATTGGCGACGCTCACCAATACCTGCTCGACCATTACCAAGAGTTTGATTTTATTTGGACTTCGCCGCCTTGCCAGTCTCATTCATCCATGCGGCAAAATCTCGCAGTTCGTTTTCGTGGCACACCTGCCAAGTATCCAGATATGAGCCTGTATCAAGAAATCATTTTCTTGCAATACAACTTCGGCGGGTTGTGGGTTGTCGAGAATGTGCGCCCATATTATGAGCCGCTTATCCGTCCCACAATTGATTTACACCGTCACCTGTTCTGGTCAAACTTTCACATTGCGCCCGCCGATTTTACGAAAAGCAAATTACGCTCGGCGCAAATTTCAGACCTGCAAGAATATCTCGGTTTTGAAATAGGCAAATACAAGTTGTCTAATAAACGGCAGGTTTTGCGTAACTGCGTTCTCCCACCTTTAGGGCAGCATGTCTTCCTTTGCGCCCAACACCGCTTGCACCTGACCGCCTTTGGCGTGGGTACGGCGGCGGTCAATCCCCTGCAAGCGTCAATGTTTGCAGAAGTATCTCCCGCTACAATCGGCGGCAGGTAAAGCAAGCCGTTAGATTGCTTTTGAGGTATGCAATGAATGAATCAACAACTGACGGAACATTAGGCAGACTTATCGACGCATCGTATGATTCCGGCTATTACAGCGGAAAATTGCAGGACGGTGAACCACATCATCTTGCGGCAATAAAAGAGCGTGAATACTTCCGGCGCGCGGTGCTTGCAAGAATGAGAAACAAGGAAAAATGCACATGGGTTGAAGATAGTGAAGGCGAATACTGGAACACGTCATGTAATCAAGCCTTCACGCTTTTAGCCGGAACGCCAGTTGAAAACAGTATTCGCTTTTGTCCATTTTGCGGCGATGAAGTTTTGCAGACAGTGAGCGCAATCTAACAACGGCTTGCACGCCGACTGTCTATCGTAGCGTCGATTATCGTAGTGGCTCGGCCATCGCCAGCGGGTGAAGCCGAGACCGTTGTACGGCATCTCTTATCATGGGCAACAGACGACCGATAATCTTAGACCTCTACTGCCGGGCTGGTGGGTCGGCAATGGGCTACAGTCGCGCCGGGTTTAGGGTGGTGGGCATTGACATCAGCCCACAGCCGCGCTATCCGTTTGATTTCGTGCGCGGTGACGCGATAGAACACCTGGCAATGCTGCTGCAAGGCGGTAGCATTCGCGGCAAGCGAAGAACTTACTATCTGTCAGACTTCAGCGCAATCAATGCAAGCCCGCCATGCCAGCGCTATTCGATGATCACTGTTGTTCATGGCAAGGACGTTGTGGATAGTCATCCCGACCTGATAGATGCTACTCGTAAAATGTTGGTAGAAACTGGTTTGCCGTATGTGATCGAAAACGTAGCACGTGCTCCGATGAATGGGAGTCTATTACTGTGCGGTTCGATGTTCGGGTTAGGCGTTCGTCGGCACCGCATATTTGAAGGAGATGTACCAACATTCGCGCCGTATAGTTGTAATCATAGCGGGTGGGCCGTGCCGGTGTACGGCCATTCAGGAGCCGGCGCGAATCGAAACAGAGAACGCGAACGCGGTAGGAACAACAGCGTTAGTGATTGGGCTGTTGCGATGGGGATTGATTGGATGACAGGCGACGATCTGGCAGAAGCCATTCCGCCGGCTTACACTGAATACATTGGACGGCACTTGCTTAGATTGGTTGCCGTACAACACCGCGTGCAGCCGAACTTGCCCAGCTGCGCCGCAATCGTCTAAACTCTAAACCATAGGCCGGTCAGTCGGTGGCAAGTCGGCTGACGCAGGCCGTTAGGCTGCTAATCATGGGACGCAAAACACTTTGGCGATCGTTTTCATTCACTGACCCGAACAAGGTTCGACGACTACAGTCGTCATTATCTGGCCTTCCAGCGCATCATTCGGACAAATATCAGACAACCTTAATCGGTGGTCATGTCGGAGAAGTGGAAACAAATCTGCCACTATCTGAAATCCGTGTGTGGTTTCGCGCCGCTGGCGTACCAATGCAGGACTACGTAACTGACACGATGACGCTTGAAGACAGGGTGAAAGTTTGGGAAGCAGAGGACGCAACCTAACAACCGCATAGAACCGATTTGCTTTCACCGTTTGGCAATCGGCACTAATTACGAAATCGCAAACGGCTCATGCAAACCGTTAGATTGCTTTTGAGGTATGCAATGAATGAATCAACAACTGACGGAACATTAGGCAGACTTATCGACGCATCGTATGATTCCGGCTATTACAGCGGAAAATTGCAGGACGGTGAA